ACTAAAAGTTGAGGGGACTCCTTACTTAAACTTATCGAATCATCGTTAAGCCACTGTCTTATCCAACGTTTTAACTTTCTCATTTTTGTTGTGTAGTATTTTGTTTTGCTTGGTATTCTGCCAGTTTGGCTTGGTATGCTGCTTCTGTTAGGTTGTGCCAGCCAATACAGTTGCCAGTTGGGCTACGGCCACATCCACAAGTTCCTTTGGGTTTATTGTCAGTCGACATAATCATGATCTCCTTCATTAGTAAAATAATTTGTCAATCGTTAAATTCTATTTTTTAAATAATTAATTAATTCTAAGTTTGCTAACGGTCCTAGATGATTGGGATGAACATCCCCATCGTCACGTTTCCACCAAGTATCCTCAGGTTTATATCCTTTATAATATTTTGAAGCGATTTCAATTAGGCTAAATTCTTTACATAGATGTCCTGTTGTAGGATAAAAAATTTGTTTAACTTGTTCTTTCAATCTTTTATCAACGACTAATTCAAAACTATAAAAATGGAATATGTTACTTTTTACATTTGATAAAATGCTATCAACAGCTTTGACACTCATATTGTATACATTTAATCTTTCGAAGACATTATATATATATTCGTAATAATACTTAGTAGCAATATATAAATCTGCTTCTTTCACTGGATCATAATGATTATACATATGTAAAGGTTTTTTGAATTTATCCATTACTCTTCTGAAACAACTCCATACTATTATAACTAAATCATCATCGTAAAAAGTATCTTTAGATAGAAAGTTAGATATTTGCCAAAAAACATCCGAAGGTCCAGTACCACTTTGCCCCACATGACCAACAGGTAAATTAAGCATGTCAGAAAAATCGTCGATCCAACTTGTATTAGTTCCCCATGTTTCATTAGCCCAAATTTCGTAAGATTTGTCATTGAACCTATATTTTTTGCTATCCTGTACAAAACTATCTCCAAAACATAGTAACCTATTATATTTTTTTATCAATGAGTCATATCCAAAATTATCTGTCATCATAATCAAATTCTCCTTCATTAGTAAAATAATTTGCTAATATATTTAACTTATCCTCATATTCTGACATATGAGCGATTTCTTTTTCTATAGCCGCCATAATATCTGTGTGTTCATGGATGGCTCTAGGATTTTCTAGCATAATTTCAATATTCATACGATGTCTATTGATTTGGCTTTGGAAATGTTTTTCCAGTGTGTCTAATATTTGTTTTTTCATCTTGGGGCAAAGTCCTGTTGAAGTTTAATATTATCAAAAAATTCTTTCTTTGTACTAGCACAGGTATTGAAAGCACCTTTTAGTACAGTGGTTTGTGTAAGACTGCTATGTGCCATAATGCCTCTATTCTCACAGCATCCATGTGTGGCCTGTACATAAACACCTACATGTTCGCTACCTGTTGCTAGTTGGATTTCCCTAGCAATAAGATTACAAAGTTCCTCCTGGAGAGTTCCACGTCTGGCACACCATTGTGCGATTCGTGTGTACTTTGATAGTCCAATAAGTTTTTGAGCGGCAATAATGCCAATATAAGCAACACCATTAACGGGCTGGTGATGATGACTACACATACTACGCAATTCACTACGAACGACCAACATACCCTCATATCTTTCCTCCGTATTATTAGGAAACGCTGTGGCATCTGGTCTAGGCTCATAGCGCCCACTCATGATCTCATATACATACATTTTAGCCAATCTACGAGCAGTATTATGACTATTTGGATCATTCTGTCTATCAATGATCAAACTATCCAATACACCCTCAAATTTGCCTGTTAATTCTTCAACTAAAAGTTCACGTTCGGTGTTATCAATATATTCACTAATATTATCACCAGCAAAGAATCTGCCACCACCCTTTTTAATACGATCACGAATGACCTTACTCAGAGGAGTTCCATAAGGATCCGTAAATACAGCACCCTCATATCCAGGATGATATGGTGCTTCTTCTACAAGTTTTTTATTCATTAAAATATCCATTATATTATTTTCTCCGCTACCACTGTAAAACTATGATTTAAATCTTTTTGTCCATGTAGTATATTAACATATTTTCTGTCCTGTAAATAGTCGTAAATATGCTCAAAAGTTAGGATATGAACGTGTTTAGGATTATTCCAAGGACGCCAATATTGTTGGTCATAGTGAGGTAGATATAAAAATAGTATGCCATTCTTTTTTAATCTAGTGGTCCAATGATCTAGAGCAGTGACCCAATTAGGCAAGTGTTCTAAACAATGACTACTAAAAATATAATCTACTTGACGATCTGGTAAATTATAAGCATCATACCCATCTTCATATTTTAGATCAATTCCTTGGGCACCAGGAAGGCACCATTCTGGACGGCCACATCCAATATCAAACCCATCACCTTTACAGAAGCGTTGGGCAAAAGACCAACAAAATTGACTGCTAAATCCTTCAGCTTGAAACTTAGGATAACGCCAAGGGCCAAAATTAATAAATTCTATACTCACCAGTTAACACTTTCTACAATAGGATCTATGTTTTTATTTTTATAATTTCCCCGTTCAGGGATAACATGTCTTATTCCACCACTTGGGTCCTTCATATCACCCGTACGACGTGGGATCATATGTACGTGAGGATACATCACCGTTTGACCAGCAGCAGTCCCACAGTTTTGGCCAATGTTAAATCCGTCCCAGTGTTCGTTGTCGATACCATCGTAGCCCCATTGATATGCTGCTTGGAAGCAGGCATATAGGCATTCCGTTGTTTGATAGGTAGGCACAAATAACAAATGCCCCGGGGTAACTGGATATGCGTCTTTAAAGATCCAGAAGTGTTTAGTTCTAAACTCGATTTCTGTCCATGGAACAGTTTTTTCATCTAATGCCCTTTCTAAGTCATTCATGTTAGATCCTTAAACATCTTTTTACGATTTTCTATACCCAAATGATTATCATAAATGGATTTGGCAGTTACCATCATACAACTGGCCATCATTAATAAATCATTAACATTATCGCACATCATGATAGTTTTGTCAATAGGTTCAAACAATTCTTTCATCCGTTTTAAATCTTCGTCTCTATTCATTTTTTTAGTTCTTCCCACATACGGCGTTTGCTTAATTCTTTAATATACTCTTCAAATAATCGTTTAAGTTTAGGACATTTCTTTTCTAATTCTATATCACGTTCTGGAATCTGTAATACTTGTTCTATAGTTTGTAATCTTTCTTCCAAGTCTCTACCATTATGTATGATCTTACCCTTGACTTCTAAGGATGAAGAATCATTATTGAATGTGACATTTGGACTGATAGTATAGCCATTATCGTTACTGACCCATCCTGCTGAACCATTAGTGATTTTAAGTATTTGATTTGCGGAGTTGAAAGTATTGCTCATTTGGTATCCATTTATTATCTACTAAAAATCCCCATTCCTTACGCTGTGGACCGGGCATAAACATAGTCCAACATTCTACATCTTGTTTTAATTCTATACGATGAAAACTATGAGAATGATTATAGCGGAAATGACCAGGTCCTCTCCAATGCTTATTTTCTCCGACCTTCTTTTCATTAGAATCGAATATAGGAACGTATTCATAGTAACCACCACGAAGTATCAATGTAAAATAAGGCCAAGGGTGATCGTGTACATCGTCTGGATCACTCTTGAGAAACTTATGTACAAAAATGTTGAAAGGAAACCGCTTACGATCTTTTAGGAACACATAATAACGCACAAGATATGGTTCCTCACTTTGTCTGTCTAGTATAATACGCTTACGATCTAAACGGACCATAAGTTCGTTTAATTTATCTTTTAGGCGTTGGATTATCATAATCATCTTTAACTAGGTTATAAACAGTTTCAAGTTGAGTTAGGGCCTTATCAAGACTGGGATATTGCTTACGCATATTTTGTATTTTAAACCATTCTGGCCAGTTATCCTTAAAGGCAACAGGGTTCCAAGGTTGTATGGTAACCCAATTACTAGGATCAATAGTGCCAATCTGTCCTGTAGTTAATGTAGCAATTTGATCAGTGCCAAGAGTAGGCCATATATAGTTACTGGTAGTACCACCAGTTCCAGTCAATGTAATAGTATCTGAACCAGAACTATTCATAGTAATATAACTATTAAGATCAATAGTTTTTATATCATCTAAAGTGATTGTGAAACTATTATCTTGTGTAGTATCAGTTGAGGTTATCGTAAAGTCCTTGGGCTGTGAAGAATCGTTCACTGAGGCTCTCCTTTTGTTGTTGTATGAGTTTTAGCCGCGTATCATAATTATACATATGTTGTATTATGGTATAACAAAGTTTATGTCTATGTACAGTGTATCTTTCCCAATCTTCAGTCATTTCAGTAGCATATTTGAATACGTCAAAATACATTTCTTTATAACTTAGTCGATCTGGTACCATGGGAATAGCATCAAGTACGCAGCCTTCATAACAACTAATACCTAATGTTTCCTGTAGATTTGCTGAAAATACTATTTTAGCCTGGGCCAATAGTTTATGATATTCTTGTTTGGTTAAGTTTTGTTCTTGGCAAACAACAAATTCATATTGAGGCAAGTGTGTGGCCAAGTCTTTAAAAATATCAACTTGTTTTTCTGGTGCTATACGATGTGGGAATAGGATTAGGTCACGCTTTGGTGTACCTTTATATGGAGCCAATATAGCGTCCATATATTCCATGGGCCAACCACATCTTGTGATTTTAGGATACTTGCCTGCCAACACATCGTGGATATCTTCTTCAAACCATGGATTTTCTGTTTCCATGCCATCGTTAAGAAGATTACGCATAAACATTTCAATATGAAAGTTTGTGGCAAAGTAGTTATGGTCCACAGCGTGGAAGAAACTCTTCTCAGCGTGTCTTACCCAAGCAGCATCTCCAATAAGCCTGCCCAAAAAGTCCTGCGGATCATAACTACCGGCGTGCCAAAGTGCGTGAATTTTTACAGGAATCTGTAATAGTTCACTCATATATTTGAGGTTTATGATCCCCGGATGCCAAGCATCAGTAAAAATAAAATGGTCGCCAGATGAGATGCGTCCCTCGCAAAATAATCTACTGACCTGTTCAACCTGTCTAGACTTATAGATATTAGTACCACCAAAGTTAAGAAAGGCACCAGGAGTAGTGGCTCGAGGAATATCTTCCGGACCAGAAATAACTTCAACTTCATGTCCTAGATTCCTTAGTTTTTCAGGAAGTGACCATTTCCACTCGACGGTATATCGAGTGGAAACACTTTCCAAATCAATGAGAAAGATTCGGCTCATTACGCTTTTTTCCACTACGCACGTAGTTGGTTTGGCGACGAGGCTTCTTACTGTTTAAGTAAGCACTATAAACTTGGCTGCTCTTACGATACAGATCGGCTTCATTAAAAGGCGCCATTTCCCAACGACACCAATCATGATATGCCTCAAGATCGTCAAAGATTTTTGATACCTCTGGCTTCATTGTTAGGTATTTGTTAAGCCAACTTGCTGCCATTTTATATATTCCCTTAAAAGATTAAAATTTAATAAAACAACCATTTTCTCCATCTTCACTTACTTCGATCCAAATCTCTCGATTAGGATACCTATCCGTGATCACAGCGTGGAGATCTTCTGCGATCATTTCACAGGATTTGAAATTCAATTCAAGTGTGCCTTGATATAACTTTTCCAACCAACGCTTGAATTGGATAAACTCAATGTCTCTATCATCATGGAATACTTCAATATATACTTGGAAATGGAAGATATGACGATGAGGAGTAGCCAAAAAACTGACATCATATTCGTCGCCAGTCTTAAGTTTAGGATCGGTTGCGGCTGCTGGGTAACAGTGGATACCTTCTTTACGAAAGGTTACCCAGATCATTTTTTTAGGTCTGACATCTTGCTTAATAATCATGATTGTTTTACTCAAAAAGTCTATTGAAAGGTTTGCTATTTCCGGACATGGTAAATAGTTTTTTTATTGCACTATTAGATATTCTAAATTTATAACTATCCGTATCGTGTATTTGTTCAAAATAGCCATATCCTTTAGTTGATATTTTTTCCTTGTTTATAAGTTGCTGTTTAGAGTAGTCATAAGACTCTTTTATTTTATCTTGGATATAAGGATCAGTTAGATCATATGTTTCTGTCTTTTTAACAGTTTTATTATCGTGAGTAACGATAAGAACTGTTTGTATTTTTTGATATATAGGTGAATTTTTATAATCTGTATTTTTAATATCTTCGACATTCATACTACCTATAGTAAAGGAAGCCTTTGAAGTTTCTAGTCGAGATTTAACTTCTGTATTATAGTCAATAAGATCGACAGGGCCAGCAGTATCAACACGAAACCCCTCTTTAGCTAAAAGAGTTTCTATGTGTCTACCAGCTGCTCCGTTATCAACAGTCATATCTGGTACATGCTCGTCAACAATATTAGTTTTAATCTTGGTTACTTTGACTTTTCTCATTTTAGTCCTTGGATAAGTAGGTCGATTTCAGTTTCGGTTAAAAATAAGTTGTAGGTACTAACATTAGTGACCTTGCCTTCTTTTAGTGTTTCCTGTGCGAATTCAATAGTATATAGAGTTTTAGGATTGTCACACTGTTTTTTGGTAACTCTAATTCTGTAGTCTACTATATTTTTAATAATGAATTCTTTCATAATGGGATATCTCCTTCATATTCACGCCAATCAGTGTAGTTACTGCGACGTTTTAGGTTGTGTAAGTAATGACACCATACACCAGGGTTGCTATGACCCCAAGTAGTGTCGTCGATTTTTAGTACAGCATTATAGTTATAAAGACTAATATAGGGAAGTTTTACACTGATCACAGGAATAAAGTTATTACTTTCGCACCAACCTTGTTCGTGTATAGAATCAGCGTATTTTGAATCAAAGTCTAAGGTGACCCAATAGCCTAAGTCCAATAAACTCATGATCATTTCGTCCCAATCCTGCCAATCACCATAAGTTTCTGGACGGAAACTTTGACTTGTGCCAAGATAGATATGTTTTAGGTTGTATACCTTACTCACAATCAGATCAACAGGTTTAACACCAACTACGAACAATGTGCGTTCGCCCTTCATTGGGGTATGTTCCACTTCAGTGCCAATAAAGTAATCTACATCTTGCCTACCTTCTGTGTCTATTGCCATACAATATAACCTCTGCTATAGTTTTCTGGTCTATTCAATGAATCTGCAAATGCTTGTTGCCACTCTGTGTCTCTATTATACGCACGAGTCCAGAACTTGTCAACATCTAAACTACCTTCGTCTATCCATTTAGCAGCATATTCCATAGAATTATGAAATGTTGGACTACGTGGGCTTGGACGCACAGTCATTACACTGCGCCAAAGTAAATCCTCTTCTTGTTTTTTACTCGCTGCTTTGGCCACACAGTTAACTAATATGCCATTATTGGCAATAGGATATAAGTCATCACCCTTAAGATCAATGATTACGTCATATTCCCCTTCGTAGGTACTTTTTAGATCTCTGCCAAATAGTTCTTGGTTATGATAGCCCAATACCGTTATGTCAAAGTTAAAGTTATTGATTTTTAGTGTACGATATGCCACACTGGCTAAAAAACCAGAGCCATTAAGTAGTAGCCTTCCACCATCTTTACGTTTGAGGCAGTAGTAGAATTGATTAACAGCGTTGATACCACAAGCTACTGGTTCAAGTATATAGCGGGGATGGGCCTCTGGGACCTTAACATATTCTCTTGCTCGTACGTTGTAGAAATCGGCGTAAGCAGGTTCGCCACGAGTAGCAACAATATCACCAATCTGAACATCATATACCATTTTTCCTACTTCAATAACTTCGCCTAAGCCTTCGTGTCCCTGCATATTAGCGGGTAACGGCCCAAACTCACCTATCATCATATCAACATCACTACGACAAACACCAGTCATAATGTTTTTGACACGAATTTCATTACTTTTCATTTCAGGTATTACATAAGAACTTTCATAAAAAGTTCCATCTCCCAAGGTCATCAATAATCTATTCATAGTTTTTCCACCTTTGTGTGTATCCAACTGTCCTGATGGAACTGATCGTCCCAAAATTCTTGGTCGTCTATTTTTTGTATAGCAGTTTCGATCATACGCTTGTAGGCACTCTCTGGACATAGCCCTAATGGTTTAACGTATTTGTGCCCAGTGTATAATTCAAACTCTACTCCGATATTATCTTCTTGTAGACTACGCCAATCTGCTGTAATAGTCCACATAGTTTCTCTGCCTAAAAATCCCAACCTACAATAGTCATCCACGTTATATGTGCCTTTTGGATTTACAGTACCATAATCTGTTGCTGTAAGATCAGCTAATGTCCAATTCTGTTTGACCATTTTACGTGTACGATCTGCTTGGTCATACCAAGGATCCATAGCCATCCAAAGGCTCAGTAAATGTGGAACTAGGTCACGACTAACTCCGCCAAATGCTAGTTCTTTATTAGTGAACCAACTACCAGGATTAGGCACACGATCACGATTGATCCAGTTAAGATTAACAATAACACTGGCATTGGCCAAATCCTTAAACTCTTGAATATCATCTCTGTATTGATTATTCTTAACCATCATTATTCTAGTATTAGGATGGCCTTCAACCAGCAGGTCCCAAGCACTGGCAGTGGCTAGACCAGGTTTTTCAATAAAGAGAATACGTGCCTTATCCTCTACTTCTAGTGCTATGGTGCCGTGTGTATAGTTTGGAGTACAAATATGTACGGTATCAAACTTATCTACTTGTTCTAATGCTTGCGGAAGTAGGGTGTAGTCAGCCAATCTTTTAGGATCCTGATCCACAGTGATAACATCGTGACCTAATTCTTGTAGGACATCCTTATAAAGTTGTCCTATACCCAAGCCAATAACTAGACTAGTTTTGTTCATTTTTGCTTAGTTCGTATTTTTTAAACATTCGTGTCACAGGTTCCATTTCTTTAGCAAACTCTTCAGGTATTCTTTCACATATCAAGTCCAAATGATAATCGCTTGGAAAGTGTCTAAGCAAATTAAGAGCCTCCTTTCTAACTGCTCGTGGAACTCTAGGACTTAACCTAGGGCTACATAATTGAACAAGAAAGTATTTGGTTGCTATTAGGCTACGATATCTTTCATCAGGCAGTGTCATCTTCAGTTTCCAATTCAAGTTCTTCTAAACGATCAATTTGGGTGTCTGTAAATTCTTCCTCATCTAATTCTACACTATCTTCCTCTATGATGTCAAACAGTTCCTCAAATTTAGAGAAAGCATTTGTTGCATTTTTACCACTTGCACCTCTTGTACCTATAATTTGTTTAAAGAAACTATCATGATCTTCAAGTATATCTAATGCAACTCCTTTGTTAGTGCTGGCAAAAATAGCATTTACAATATCTCTAAAATAAACTCTTTTAAAATTTTCTGCTACTAGCATTTTTGGACAGTTACCTAAATCGTATTGACGATTAGCTTCTTGTACAGCACTAATATGATGCCAAATATTATGTGCCATCATAATACCATAGCTAAAACTGTCCCAGCTGGTCTTATTGCTTTTGCCAAACTTGTTTAAGTCACCTGGACCATATACACAAATATCGTTAGTTTTGATTTGATCCATTACAGGGCTATTTTCAAACAAAGGTAATTTTCCATCTGCTACCACCGCATCACGATATAGTCTTGTGTCATGTTTATATTTCTTATCATCTAACCCAGCACTCATCCTATAGGTCCATTTGCTACGATCTATAGTCTCAGTTTGATAATATATTTGTCCATTTGCTGTAGCTAAGAATGGACTAGCACAGTCAAAACTTATGGTGAAATTTGGATTATGATATTTACGAACTGCACGTTGTATATCAGTCATAAGTATGGCCCATTCTAATTTACTTGTGCCTAAAAAGTGCATCCAGTCGTGTAAGCCTGGTTCTAATAAATTATCAAATCTTAGTTCTACTAGTCTACGCAGTACAAGACTAATGTCACACATATTTTGTCCACCCATACCCCATCCATTAAAATGTTCGTTAGGGTATTGTTTGGGATCACTGTACTTTTTCATTTGATTATACCAAAGATCAGCTTGGGTATGATTTTCACCTTGTAGTACGTTAAGAAATTTACAGTTACCGTTACGATTACGTATAAAGTATTCGTTGTTAATATGTGTACCTGCTACTGCTTCTGAAAAATTCCTAATGCCAGTTTTTTGAGCATTCTCTTTAATACGTCCTACCCAACTAGGAATATCAAGAATCATGCCATAGTCCATCAATGTGTCCATCCATTCCAGAACCTGTTTGCGTTTTTTACTGGCCTTAGGACAGTTAGGGTCTTTCCAGTCACCTTCCCAGCGACCTTTACCAATCTGGAATCCGCCGCTATCGCCAAGTACAAAGCTATTTGAGCGATTACGATTTCTAAACATATCCTCTTTCCAGCAGGGTTTGCTTAGATCAAGACTAGCATGTCCAGCACTATACAAGCACCATTCATAGTAAAATTGACCTTTTACTGGATCAAGAAAGTTCAAACTTTCCATACCATTAGTAAAACTAGGAGGAATCCTTGCGGGATCTACATAGTTTATATAACGCTGTTTGCCTATAAAGGTAGCATAAAAGGTGCTGGTCGCTGGCAAAAACTTAGCGTAGTCTAGTTGGGTATTAGAAAGGTTTCGATTCATTTGTTTTCTTCTTTTAGGTAATCTATGTGCTGCATACAGAGTAAAAGTCTAATCTGTGTAGGATCAATAGCACTATTTTTATCTATACTCAAATGAACCAAAACATTACTATTATGTAAATCTCCAAGTATATTATTTAGATTTTGTATAGTAGACTTTAGGTCTTGTACTTTACTTTGTATTTCTGGGTTCATTTTGTTTGTGCTGGTAGGATATATTGGTATTCTGCAATACCGCTATCTACAACAATCATCATAGCACCTTGGTCACTGATCTTCATAGTCATGTCACCGTTTAGGTTTAGGATGCTTAATACTTGCTGTATTGGCCAAGTCCATTCCTGTTTTAATTTTCCTTCTACTTGTGGTTGAAAGATAAACTCACCTGCGTGTGTACTTGCATCTCCAAAACTAAACATCAAATTCTTATTTTCTACTTTGACTTTGAAAAAACTTACTTCATTATGAACTTGCGCCTGCAATTTAAGTCTTTGAGTGCTGCTAATGCTAGGAGTAAATTCTATGTTCCAACTTGAGCCTTTAAACTTAACACTTTTAAGTTTTTCATTAATAAGTTGTGTGCTCATAAATCTAAAATCATTGACAAAGTCCTTGTCCTCATTTTCAAATCTTAGACCTGTAGGGATTTCCTCCCCATTACGATTGTTGACTACTACATCAATAGTAGCGTTTTCTTTATATTCTGGACTTTTTAGTAATAGGTTAAGTTTGTCTAAATCTGGCATACCAAATGTACCCACGAATGAATCTACTGGGTTGTGTGTTTTAGCACTAAGGATAACACTACGATCTTCTGCCATACTTTCAATTACTGAGCAATCATCTTCATTAGTAATTTTTACTAATGGTAGGAACCCTAAGCTGTGTGTATGTGCTACAATGTCTGTTAATATATCTTTAATCATCTAAATCTCCTTTATATATTTTATTTAGAAAAAAGTTTTTTGTCAAGCTTCAAATTCAAATAATTTATTAAATGTATTTGATTCTTGTGTGTTTATTATGCTCCATTTCAATACACCAATAAGATTTTCTAGTTTATTATCTATAATAGTGTCTTCCATGGCAGCATGATCAAAGGGCAAGTCTTTAAACCATTGTGGTAACCTTAACTCATCTACTGGGTATGCTACACTAGTATAGCCTAATGGGTTAGGCTTTAATTTGCATACGACCACCTTCATACCATCAACAATACCCATTGAGTATTTGTCACCGTGCATACGTTTAAGAGTATTCCAATTAATACTAGCTCTTACATGTCCTGGCATATTAGCTTTGCCTTGTTTACGTTCTTTTTCTTCATAGTCAGTGATGTTATTAGCACGACGAGGACTACCTTTTTCCCAACCTGGTCTAGACTTAAAATTAATTCTAAAATCACTTATATAGTCTAATACAGTTTTTTCATCATTGCCAGTCAAGACCATCTCTAATACTTGACTTAAAAAGTCCTGTATAAATTCTGGAGTATCACTGCGCTTTAGATCCAAGCCCATGGCCTTAATTTTGCCAGGTTTATCTTCTATATCTTGACGTTTACCTTCTTTATCATAGTACAGGACGCTATAACGCTTTTTGGTAATAAACAATCCCTTACTGGCTACAAGTTCACGTCCTGCTTTAATCACTGCACCTCTGCTTTTAGGACAATGAAAAGCCTGTGTCATAAAGTCTGGGAATGATTTGTTTACTTCTTCTGCTACTCCATCATATAATTGTATGATAGTTTCCTTAGTCCAAGGAATAGTGCCTTTATCTATTTCTTTCTTCAATGTACGATGAGCACTAAAATAGGCACTATCAGTATCACCATAAATTATGCTACGACCAACGTGATCATAATCTCCTGTGATTACTTCGTTTATCTTAGCAGCCATGTGCTTGGTAATTTGCCTACCACTAAGAGTAGTACTTTGTCCAATGCGTTTATCAAAAAACCTACAGCCAGGATTAAGAATAGCACCATAAAGACTGTTGAGGTTAATTTTCTTAACCAACTGTCGTTTGTCCCAGTATTCCTCTTCAATTTTATTTCCAGCATTAATAGCATCCTTTAATTTAGCCTGCATCTCTTTACGTTCTTTATACCAACGTTCTAACAAGCCTGGAATAACACCTTCTTTCTCATAGGTAAAGATTGTACCATTAGCACTTAACATCCATGATTGATTACTATCAAAGATTAGTTTATATGCTTCAGCGGCACTTACTATATCATGTCCGCCTTCTTCCCAGTCGATAGTTATTTCCGTGCCAATTTCCTTATTCATTACTGCTTCGTATTCCATACTGCCAAAGCGTCCCTCCCAGCTACCTGCAAAACTTTTGCCCTTGGCCATTTGTTCTTGCATATATGTATCAGTCATTGTTTGACGTAATTGACCAACAATAGTTTCTGGACCCATGTTTAAAGCACGAATAGCACTGGGATATAGACTGTTAATATCCACGCTGCCTATCCAATCATGTAATCCTTCTTTGGGATGAGCAACATAAGCACCTGCGGCACTGCCATCATCACGCTCAGCCTTTTTAGTACGATTAGGAACTACCAGTCCTCTACGATGTGCCTCATTGATAATAGCCTGTTCTGTGACTGCTACAGCACCCATTGTAGTCTGTAGTAGTACAGTATTTTCATGTGCCAGTGTATTAGCCAGATCAATAAATCTTAACTTACGATCTAGTTTATCTAACAAGGCCACGTCCTGTCTATTATATTCAATGAACGTGGCAAAGTCATTGTTGTACAGTTGGTCTAATGTACCTTCATAGACTGTTTTACGTTCGCCGATTTCCATTTCGCCGATAGCGTCCAACCTGTAGGTGTGCCTTTCTTCATAGGTGTACCTACGGTATAGTTCGAGGCTGTCGAGGTGTACTCGTCCCACCAAGTCATAGGTCGTGGCTGCTTTGCCAAATTTTTCATATTCCCTCCTTTTAGGATAGTGGTTCCAAAGACAAAATCTGCGTGTATCATCTTTACTCAATGCTTTAGTCACACGATTCACAGTGTAGGGAATATCATAGCCCTCACTGTTCCAACCTGTAATAACATCAGCATCTTCAATCAAATGTAAGAAAGTGTCCAGCATTTCTGCTTCACTTTCAAAAAGTTGTGTGTTAGGAAACTTAGCTACAAGTTCTTCTGCCTCACTTAGGCTCAATGTTTTAGGCGGTACTGCCAATGTGACCAGTGTGTTTAGCCATTGTAAATGTACGCTAATAGCAGTGATTGGCATAAAGGCGTCATCTGGTGATGCATATCCACGTTCTGGGTCAAAGTCTACTTCAATGTCAAAAAATACTACATTGAGTTTTGGGGCTTCATCATTTAAGTAGTGTTCACTCAAGCAAACAAAGATTTGATTAATATCAGCTTCGTAGATACGTTTGTTTGAATTTATTTTTAGTTCTTTATGGAAATCCTTTTGTGTTTTACAAATTGTTCTACTTACTGGTGTTCCATATATACTGGTATATTTTCCCTTGGCATCGTCGTAGTAAAATACAAACTTAGCTGGGTATTCTTTAAAAACACGTTGACCCTTGCGGTCACGTTCCACAACCTTGACAATATCATTGTCTCGGTCGAAATAAGCATCGACATACATAATAATCTCCTATGTGATTTTAGGCTCACAAATACCAAACTTGCGACTTATGGCTCGCCAACCTTACCAATATACTTTAATTATGCCTACAACATAGATTAAAGTAATAACTACCTGCATGGCTATCAAACTCCATTTACGCCATATCCAACCTAATATTACCCATCCTAAGTTTCCAAAAAATAATACCCAAAGATTTAAAGGAAAAATATTGAAACTGGTTAATGCTACACCTGCTAGCAATACTATTGAACATAGCCATTCAAACGCAGTAAGCATCAAATTTTTTTGGTAATATCCAAAATAGCTTCAACCTCTTTCCAATCATTATCATAGTTGCTCCAATCACCCTTATGAGCGATTTTGATAGCACGATTAATAATGCTGGTCTTTATATTTAGTTCCTCGGCCACTGCTCTTACTGTATCTTTCAAACCCTCTTGTAGGTCTTGGATTTCACGTAGTACAGTACTGCCTTCGTTAATAAGTTTTTCTAGTTTAGCCTTTTCTTCAGGCCCGTAAATTCTTGTTGACATAACAGCTCCTTGACCTGTTTATTATATATTTTATTTAGGCCTAGAGCAAGTATTTAGGTTATCAAAGATTAATAGGAATATTATTTCTAATCAGTTGAGCTCGAACTTGGGCTACTTTATCACCCAATAATTTTGATTCTGCTGGAGTAAATCCATTATTTGGATCTTTTAGTTTGGCCTGTATTTGATCCACCATATCAACTACTTTACGTCCACCTCGACCTGCTCGTCTAGCATCGGCTGCTGAACCTAAAGCAGATCCTGCCACGGCTGCACCAATACCTCCTGCTGCCCCAGCCCAACTTGTAGCAAATGCTAAGGGTATACTCAAGCCATAGGCTAAAGCACTTAATGTGCCTAATGCTGCTGAACCTAGATCACCCTCTTCAAAGTCTTTTTCTATTTGACTCATCTGTCCTCCAGCACCCCATAGACCAACTCCAGCCCCTATCAAAGGCACTGCTTTTTTAGCAAAATTACCAGCAGTCTTAAGTCCACCTAATGCTTTTTGTCCAAAGCTTTGTCCTGCTGCTGCTGGTGTCGATGCTACTGATCCACCGATCCAAGAATTATTTGTATACTCGTCTATATTTTGATCGGCTTTTTCAACTATTGATTTGTACTGTTTTATTTGTTCAGTTGGGTCGTTTCTTTGGCTCTCTTTTAATTGTGCTTGTTTCACTAGTTGATCTAATAGATCAGCCATAGCCTTTACTTCAGGTCTTACAGCATTAGGATCTTTTGGCTTAGTATCTTCTGGTTTTGGAGCTAAATCACCGTCAGTATTTGTTTCTGGTGCTGGTGGATTTGTTCGTTGACCACCTTTTATTGCCTTACCTGATCCTGGAGGAGCATCAGGCATCTTAGCTGCTTCTGGATGTTTAGCAGCGATTTCTGGAAACTGAGCCATAGCAGCTCTAGTATATTTGCCCATTAACCCATCTACACCATCATTTTCAAATGGACCAAGATCAGCACCTGCTGCCTTGAGATCTTGTTGTAGTGCTGCTACTTTTGGATCACCTGGTGTAGGTTTATCAATAGCGTTATCTACTTTATGTACATCTGCTTGAGTGGCAGTTGTAGGTTGTTGTTTATATTGTTGAGCATAAGGACTATCTGGAGGTACTATACCAGGAGTTTGTCTTGGAGCAGCATTGCCAGTTGATAGTTGTTGTGCTGCGGCCATTAATCTTATTTCGGTTTCTTTATATAGATTAGTAGGAACAGGTTTACCATTTATTTCTACAGGCACACCACCACGACTTTTTACTTTAATATTATTTGGATCCATGCCCATTTGTTGGGCTAGTTCTCTGGCTCTTTGTTTAGATTGTTGCTCATTAGGTACTGGTATAGTTTCCTCTTCAACTAATCTAATATATTGTCGTAAAATACTCACAGTATATTTATTAAAATTTGACAACTGATAAGAGCTATTGTATAATACAAATATTACAAACTAACTCATTTGAATTATGAAAAAGTTTATTTTTATCAGTTTATTTGTTTGTCAAACTGCTTACGCAGATTGGCAGAATCCAAAATTTCGTTGGGATTCAAAAAACAATTTTACCAATAAAACTACTGTTACTATCAGACATGTGGATAACCCTCAGGCTGTTTGTGAAGTAGAAAGTAGAAAACTTGGTAATGGTGGGTTTGGTGGATTACCTATGGAGGCCTGTAGTTTTTGGGAGGGCAATCGTTGTACAATAATATTGCCCAAGAAATTCACTATAGATCATCTAGGTCATGAAATGTTGCATTGTATTCAAGGCAACTATCACAATTAGAATTTAATACCACGAATCATATTTAGGATTCTATCATCTTCTGAAATAGCTTCTGTAGCCTGTCCTGCTGCTATTGCTGCTGCTGCTGGATTAAGTGCTTTTGGAGAGCCGTCAGCATTGTGAGTCTTTCCATAGTCATAATCCCATTGTTCTGGCTTAGCAGCGGGTCTAGGTTTAACTTTTGTTTTAGAATACCCTTGTCCCTTAGGAGGTCTGCTCATATTAACACCTACTGTGGCATTATCTATAGATCTTACGGATGCTTGTGTAGCAGTTGGTGCAGGCATTGCCCCTTGACCCGATCCAGTTGCTTTATCTTTTACCATTTGGAAGCCTTGCGGAGGTTTGTACCCCTGTTTCAACAACGCATCTAAAGTATTTTTGCCTATAAATGCATCAGGTGTTAGTTTGTTAGCCCGTTGAAATGCCCTGATCTCATCAGGACTTGTAGGCCATTTCTTACTTGGGTCTGGTTGAGCTGCTGGCTGAGCTGCGGCTTGAGCTACATTGGCATCACCTGTTCCAGGTTGAGGACCAGGCTGTGGAGCACCTGCTGCTACTGCTGCTGCCTGTTGTGCCATTTGTGGGGTATCCATAGCCGCAGCATCTCCTACTGATGGGGCTGCTGGGTTTGGCGTTGCCCCAGGATTAGTATTCGGATCACTAGCAGGATCAGCAACATCAAATTCTGTTGCATTTCTAGCCTGATCTACTTGTGCTTGGGTCATACCTGTTGGCAGAGGGTTATTTACGGGTGTTCCAGCAGCAGCATCCACACTATCTACTGATGCATCATATTGTTGTTTTGAAACTGCATTTGGATTAGCTTTTGGAACCATGTTGCCTTGTGCATCATAATACCCAGTTGGTCCTTGACCTGAAAAAGCTTGTTTAAAAGCTTTACCAATGCCTTTTATTCCACCTACATTAGGATCACCATAGTATGCTGTACCTGGTGGAGGTTTTGTGGCTGCGTCATAATCGCCTTCTTCATCTATGCCCATATCCTGCATTAGAGCACGAGCAATACTGCCCATACCTTCTTTGGCTGGCTTATCTGTTGATCTAGCAGGCTTAAATCCTGGTTGCGCTCGTTTAGCAGACTTTTCAGCATCATCTGCTGCCTTGTACATGCCTTTTTCTTTGAACTGATCAATATGTTTTTGCCAGTTCTTGATCTTTTCGGCATCAGTGCCGCCCTTATATTCAACTACTGGTGCTGCTGACTCAGAGATATATTTTTTACCTTTCTCAATAGCATCCATTTGTGCTATAAGATTTTTCATATTCATGGGACTTCCTTTTGATTCTGTTGTTTTTGTCATTATTGGCTTTACAGCACTCCAAGCGGCGACTAGTGCTTTGATACTAGGATCATTTACTTTTTCCCAACTTGCTGACATTTTATCTAAATCAGCTATCTCTTGTGGATTTAAACAGGGTTGAGTTTGGCCTGCTGCTCCAGGACTCGCTGCTCCAGGACTCGCTGCTCCAGGTTTAGTACTTTGTGCTCCATCCATACCACCACCTGGGCTTAATTCTTCCTCACCACCAAATAGGGCCTTATAAGCCTCATAGCCTAACCAACCTAATGTACCTATAGTGGCCACCTTACTCAATGTACTCCATAAACCGCCTTGTGATGCACGGGTCAAATCCTGTGCAATTCTTGGATCATCTCTAAGATTTTGAGCAGTTTGTCTTACATTACTTCTAGTAATACGTCCGCTGGACTGTGTTTTATTAGTATAATTTTGTATTAATTGTTTTTGTTGTGCAGTAAAATTGCCAGTTTTGAATGCTTGTGGATTCATTTTGTACAGTTTCATTCTTAACTTTTTACTCATTCCTAAACTTTGTAAAAAGGCTGATCTCAAACGACCAGTCATTGCAGGAGCTGTTAACAATCTAAATATAGCTGGATTTTCTATAAGGAATGCTTCACTTAATTTTTCTGCTGATTGTACTGCCTGTTGTGCTGTTGCAGGATTAATTGGTACACGCCATCCACTATCTTTACATTTCATTAGTAGGTCAGCAAATCTACTAACATCGGTGGGATCAGGTGCACCTTCAGGCTGTGCTGGTTGTCCACTGTCTTTATCTAATTGATCTGTAGCATCTTGTGCTGCTTTGGTCTTGTCATCTGCTGCTTGAGGTTCACTGGCGGGATTATTCAATCCAGGTGTACCATCTTTTTCCCAATCTCTATTTATAATAGGAGCATCGCCCTTACTACGATCTCCATCACTGTCAGGAGTATTGTTTAATCCAGGTGTACCATCTTTTTCCCAATCTCTATTTATAATAGGAGCATCGCCCTTACTACGATCTCCATCACTGTCAGGTTCAGTTGATGTTGTACTAGGTTTAGGAGTTTCTGAATTATCAGCAGGTTTGTTTGCTTCTTCTATAGCATCCATCCGTGCTATCAATGCTCTCATGTCCATTGTTTAATCCTTATCGCTACCGTCGGCTTTTTTATGACTCTTGTAGCCTTTGTTTTTCATATGCCAAGCCAATGCCCAAGGATTCTTTTCCTTGCCATCTTTGGTCTTACCCTTGGTAAGTTCAGGGTGTTTTTTCATTGCCTTCACTGTGCCCTTAAAACCAGGTGGGCTTTTTTCCTGTAGGCTTTCTGCCTTCACACAGTTATCCACCGTACGATCACCTTTCTTCTTTGTGCCCATACGCTTGTAGCCTTTCCAGCAGGCCTTACCATCTACACCTTTTTGCTTTTCTTCAATCATACGCACGATGTTTTTTAGTTCTGGATAACTTACTGTTTCTAATGTATCTTTTTTAACACCACTTACTGATTCTAAAATATAGTTGATGTATAAGTTTTTTAGATTACTCTTAGCACCGCTGCTCAGTTGTAGGTAGTAACTATCAGGAAGTTTTAGATCACGCTGGATTGCTTCAAAATGTACCTTAAATCCACCATTTTCTTTTTCTTCACGCTCTTTTTTCTGCTTGTCTAGTAAATCTTGTAATCTTTTAGCACCAGCATCCATATCATATCCGGCACGTTTCATAGAGTTTTTAAACTTCTGTTGTGGTGTTAATTTTTGATATTTAGCTTCTTCAACATCCTTAGGTTTTTTGCCTGCTTTTTTCATGGCTATAGCAATAGCTGCCTGTTGATTAGCACTACCTGCTTCCGCCACACTTTTCTTAATTTCTCCTGTTTTAGGATTTTCGTGGTCACCTTTATTCGCACCTGATTTATATACTTTTTTACCAGTGCTTGGACTTATATGATATTCACCTTTATTATCTTTACCAATAGATTTTACTTTATATTTTGCTCCACTGCCTTTCGCCACACCTTGCTCCATAAAAGGCTTTTTATGTTTATCCTTACCCTGTTTCTGTTCCTTCTTTTTATCCTTATGTTTGCCCGCACCTGTTTGTGGGCGTAGTGGACCTTGTCTTGGTTTTTGTGGAACACGAGCATCTTCCATCATACGTTGTACTATACTGCGTACCTGCTCACTGCTTTCATAAGTTTCTTGAACACCACCAGCACCTATTTTTTGTAGGGCTCTTTGTGTAGCTGGACCTAACTCATTAAAATTTAAGCCATATTCTGTAACTTCTCGACCATCCTGTACGGTTACTATATTAAACACATTAGGTAACTTAGTACTCATTAAAATAAGTTTTCCAGTTTGTGTATCTTTAATACCTTTTTGCCCATTATGATTTACAGTTTCAAACCCATCACCTAAGTTTCTTATAGGCTCAGGAACCTTATAGCTACCTGGGTCATCTATACTGACCCTTTCAACTATTTTAATATATTTGGCTAGGCTCATGATTTTAAACGACCATCTTTTTCAGCACTCTTAAGCATGGCAGCACGATCACTATAACCCTTTACACCAGGCTTAATATCTTTTGCTGCTTTTTTTTCACCTGCTGTAGGATTCTTAACGTGTTTCATTGTGGTCTTGGCCTGATGACTGGCTTCACTCATACTGCCACATTCTTTTAAACCATGTACTGGACAACTTTTACCTTTTGGGCTATGATTACATTTGGCTGCTTCACTTACCTTCTTATCCTTGGCTGCTTTTTTCATTGGCTCTTTTTTGTTGCCATCTTTGTCCAAGTCAATATAATCTGGTTTGGCTGCTTCTTTAAATGGTTTACCTGACTTAGCAGCGGCCTTAGCACGACTACCCCATACTTCATCTTTAGGAGTTTCTACCTTGCCATCACCATCATAATCCTTTTTGGCCTTTTTTGACTCAGATGTTTTCTTACGTATGCTATCTACGCTGTAGCCTTGGCTCTTATGATCACGTCCGGCACGATCACGTACTTCGCCTTCGCTTTCACCCTCGTCTGCATCATAGTGAACGTTCTTAGTCTTAGCACCATCTTTGTGCATTAGTTTTACGCTGTATTGTGATTTGGTACTGGCAGCAGCCTTTTTCTCTGCTGTGCCAACACCTTTGCCAGCCCTATGACCTGATGGTGGATCTTTAGCTTCTTCTACTTTTTCGTCTTTCTTTTCATCCTTTTTCTTCATCTTTAGAGCCTGGGCTTTCTTAAGATTTTTCATTTTCTCTTTGGCTTCCATTAGTTTATTTTTAAGGATGCGTTTTTCTTCGGCAGTGTACATATCACTCATTTCAAGTTTCTGTCCATACTCGCTGAACTTCATTTCATATTCTAGATAGTGATATACACTGGCCATATAATCTGCGGCTTTAGTGATTTTAGCCTGTACCCAACCCTCAAGTTGTGCGTTATCGTCCATCATTTTAAATAGTTTTAACGCATATCTAGCAGTCTTATAAAGGTCGGCCTTGGCCATCTTACCTTCATCATCATGTTCTGGGCTTGGTAGTGCGCCTTGTTGTTGCATAATAGGATCCATATTCTACTCCGAATTTAGTATATTTATCGTTTAAGTGCGGTTTGTCCAAATAAGCTTATATTAGTATCTATAGCATTTTTAGCTGTTCCATTAGGGTTTTTAGGAGTCACTACTTTAGGTGGCTTGGGTTTACTGCCCTTACCATATTGTTTTACATTACCTATAGCTATATGAGGATTAGGCACAGCAACTATGTTTCCTGCACTTGTAGCACCTGCACTAGCCGTCTCAAATAGTTCCCTAAGTCTCATTTATATTCCGTATTGATTACGCTTGATCTTGGCCACAGGGCTAACTTTATTTGTATCTTTTTGTTCTTTACTATCTTGACTAGTCAGGTCTTGAGTTTTCATACCCATTGCCTTTGCACTTTTAGAGATTATATCTGCTTCTGCTTTGGTGTAGGCCCCTGTCACAAACTGATTACCTATGGCACTGCGTTTATCCATATCTTGTTTATTTGGACTGCCTGCCATATGTACGCCTACTCTGTACATATCATAATAATGAGAACCTGTACCAGGAAGTGTCTTTAATCCAGGTGTAGCACGTTTGCTATTGTCGTGTATTTTGCCACCTTGACTGTTCTTGCCGCCATTGCCAGATGCTGCATCACTTTCTAATATAATATCGCAAATTTTCATACGCCGTACTTATTTCTTTTAGGTTTGGCCACAGGGCTTACTACATTTACATCAGCAACTTCTTTACTACGATTACCACTCCAATTTTTTACAGTGCCGGCGCCTACCTGTTTGGCTGCGGACTTAATCATATCCCACTCGACATCGGTATAGGTACTTACTAATGGATCACCGCCAATCCAATTATCTGCCGCCATTTTAGTAGGAAAGTCAGGAGCACCAGCAAGAGCAATGCCATATCTATAGCCAATGTAAGCACTGCCTGAACTTTGATTCAGCGTGGCCAAAGTACTAGCATCTTTCATACTGGCTTTGTATTCTTTTGGCATTGGGTCCATATGACCCTTTGCTTTAGTTCCGCTACCCGTAGTTGTTCCTTCTTTAATGATCTCACGTATTTTCATCGCATACCCTTTCCAATAGGCTTCTCACCTGTGAGATATGGTAAGCTAAACCATAGTTGAAACCATTCTTTAGTACCTGGTTTAATATTATGTTTCTTTTGTAGTTCACCCTTCTCATTACCACTTAAACTGATATTACTGCCACCGTAAGGATTCACTGGGTCGTACTTAACATAGCCCTTAAACTCATTAATACCTGCTAACTTTTTAAGTTCGCTCAGTGTCATTGCTTAAACATACCCTTCTGTCCAAATACGCTTTGGAACTGTGTACCTAACATATTTTTTAACTTGTCTCTCTGATCTGCTCTAAGTATGATTTGATTACCATCAAACTTAAATCCCATACTGCGTAGTTTAGGGAGTAGATCAGTTTTCAATAATGTGTACTTAAACGTATCTGGTTGTGCCACAGCGTGTCCACCCATCTGTGTATTGGGCTTACCTGGTATGGCCACACGATGTCTCTTACCATCTGGACCTACTACAAAATGATCTACACCACTGGCCTTACGATCTGGTTCATCTGGTTCTTTATTTACATATAGTTCATAGCGTTCATCGCCACCCTGTTCTATATAGTCTTTGATTTGATATAGTTCTGGGCCTTGTTCGCTACGCATTACACTGGGTGGAAATACAAACTGAGCCTTTTCAGCACCAATAAAGTCTACATCACGTAAGCTATCTTCAAGTTCACCTAAAGCACTAGTTGCATCTGTAAATAGGAAGTTTACTCTAAGAGGGCGAACTTTTCCACCCTTCTTATCCTTAATACCTACTGTATTGGCCTTTTGTACAACTTCTTGAGGACGAGTACCAAAGTCTCCTACAACACGTACATTGCCTGTGTTGTCTAGTTTGAATACAATATATAGTGTGCCGCTGGGCTGTTCTAATTCATATAGTCTCATTTCTTTAGCCTTCTTTTTAGGTTTAGCAGCAGCCATCTGTGCCATACGTTCTTTAGCCTTACGCATAAGATCCATAACTGTATCGTCATCAATCTCTGGGCTCATAGCATCACGCCAAACTGCGAATTGTTCTCTTTCACTCTTACTTGGATCAGTTAATACTTGACGCATTGGTGTAGCACGTGGGCCTTCTTCACCAGCACTGGGATCACCAGTCTCTTGACGACTAATAACATCTAAACTGTCAAAGTTAAAGGGAACTTCACCTTTCTTATTAGGTTTACCGTTATATTGTTTAAGATATTGAAACGCAGTGACCTGATCAGCACCAACTACCACTGTGACATTATTATAACCTTGTTGATTAAGATTAGTTAGTACTCTTGTTAGATCTGGTAGTTCATCTGTAGCAGTTTGAAATATATGACTGCTATCAGGGAACACACGTTTATAGATGCTGAGTTTTTCTTCAGGTTGTAAAGGATCATCAGGACCATATGTTCTACTGACCACAAAGTAGGGATCACCATTAAGTTTATCAGCATAAGTTAGTACACTACTGGCTAACATCATATGACCTTTGTGTCCCATGCCTCTGCCCCACCCTACTACAGCAGTGTTACCTCGACCTGTTCGATCTAATTCAAATAGCTGTCTTAGTCTCATTCGCCTTTCCTAGGAGCCCAATTAGCTTGGTCAATAGCTTTTACAAATTGTCCTGGTAAGTCATTTTGAAAAGGTGTGCCAGGGTGAGCACTAACATAACCTTCTGGTTTGGTTTGCCTAATACCACTGTGTGTACCGCTGCTTAAATTATTGATCATTTCAAGTTTTGCTCTTGTTAAAAGTTCAACAGCAGTTAAAACAGCGTCCATACCAGCACGATCTTTAAGTATCATATCAGCTTGTTTGGCACTAGTGTTAGCTGTTACCCAATCAACAAATTTTTGTCTAATTCCAGGAATTCTTAAGTTTTGATTATAAAATTTATAAAGTAAGTCACCTGGTTTGCTTAGTCCTGGTTTAGGTGCTAGGAAATTATTAATTAAGTTAGCATTTTCTTTTATATATTCTTGCACACTATCTAAACTATTTTCAGTAAATTGTGGGGCTTGTTCAACATATGTTGTTCCCTGAACAATGGTATCCTGTGTACTTAAACTTTCTGGATCTGGATACCTGCCTTCATCACTACTGCCTAAGCTTTCATAATAGCCAGTGGCAGCTACCATAACTTTGGCACTTCTTATTCTGTCACCAAGGTCACTGTTTTTGCCAATATGGAATGTTGTTATATTAGGAGTAAATTCATACTCTTGTGTTTGACTATTCAATACTGGCTTGGCTGTAGTTCCATCAGGCTTTGCACCAGGATAAAATAATAGTCCGCCTTCTAGGAATCCTTCTTCTGGGCTAGCTTGTTCAAAATATGGCCAAAGACTAGATATTTGTTTAGCATATTGACGACGCTGTGCAATTTGTTCAGGATCTGCTTTTCCAGTACCCATTAAAAATTTTTGTACATCTTCTGCACTGCGAGGAATAGTGCTTATGCCATTTTGTAATTCTGTTTTGCCACGTTTAATATAGTCCCAGGCATTTTTAGGGATCATCATAAACACACCGTCTTGTTTGCCCCAATATACAACAGGGCTTCCATCCCATTTAAGTTCAATATTGCCACCTTGGCTACTCATATATCTCATACGTTCTACAGCATGTAGCCCACCTTGAGCTCCATTAGTAAAAACTAGATCTTCTATGTGTTGATACTTACGACCTATGGCAGGGGCTGCTGCTTCAAAAAACTTTTGTTCTGGACCTTTTAGAGGAACACTTTTCCAACTCTGTCCGCTAGTCGCTAAACTATAAATTTTTTGTCTTGTTGCAGCATCGGGTAGTGCTGCCATAATACTTTCTACACTGCCTAAACTACGAGCATTAGCTCTAGGACCAATTAAGTAACGTGCTATTTCATCCAAGTCAGTGCTGATCAAATCTGCTTTTTTACCCTGTTGATCACGAGCATATAATCCTTCATCTGGACTCCATAACATGTTTTGACTACTGGCCAAGGCGTTCATGATCATTTGTTTATGTACACCTTTATATGAGCTACCTTTTGGTATTTCATGTACATGGAATTTGTGTACATTAGCAGCATTACGAACTACCTTAACGTCTACTTGATGACAAGTCGATCCAAATGGTAGTTTAACGTGTACTGTTACTGCTATGCGTTTTGTTTCTAAACCTTTATCGTTTAAATATTTTTCTAGATTTATCCGTATTTTTTTAGGATCTTCTTCATTAAAAAATTGAGCAGCAGTGTCCAAGTCTACCATAACATCCAAGTCACCGCTCATAACACCTGGTGTTGGTGTTGCTCCGCTGCCTATTCTATATACTTTGAGTCCTGTGCCTCTGAGATACCTTTCAAGCTGTGCTTCAATTTGAGGAGCCTGACTTTGATCGAATGGTTCACAATCGTCCCAAATATTGCCACCCTCCATCAAAGGAGTACGTACCTTAGAGAACAACTCACGCAGCATCATTTATAAAGACCATCCTTTAGATTTTGTAGTTCAGTTTCGTATATGGCGTGTGCTATTTCTTCTGTTAAATCTTCTTCTATACTTTCTTCTAGTTCACGCACAGGAAATTCTTGTCTGTATGCTTCATAGGCTTTTTTAATTAAAGGTTTAAAAATTCTATGACTAAACTGTGTTCCACTTTCAAACTGTGCCTTACAAGTTTTTAGTATAGGAAAGAAATGACGACGATAAAAGTCATCATTATGGTGCATATAATAAACTAGATCTTCAGCAAGGTCAAATTCGTATTTGTTATCATGACTACGAATCATCTTTTTAGGACCGTTAACCTTAAGTAGTTCTTCTGTGCTTAATTCTTCATTACCAAACATTTCATATAGTTTCATATTACCAAGCCCTACAACTCCAATAACGAGCTTTCCATTTTGGACCAGGATTGTCACAATTATGTCTAGCTCTAAAATTCTTACGCCTACTAGGAATGTGTTTTTTGATGCTTAATTTTTTATCACCAAAGTTTACCTTTACTACTTTACCATTTGGTTTACGTACATAAACTTTACTTTTTTTAACATCACCTTGAGTTGGCTTACCTAATTCAACATTTTTACCTTGATACTGTGCCTCAGCAGCACCTCCTACTAATTTGCCTTTAGGATAACCTGTAGGTCCAGGACTACGTAATTGTCCTGCACGGCCTGTTTTATGTTTACCTAGACCAGCAAATGGCCATGAGGTTTCATCTAGCAGTATTTCTTCAAAAAAACTGATCCCAGTATCCTCTAGAAGAGCTATGCCCATAAGGTCTAATTCAACTAGGATTGCATCCTCCATTACCATAAGGACTTCAGTTTCTATAGCATCTTGATCATTGAGGTCAAAATAGAACCCATCTCCAGGACGTATGTCTACATCCTCGGATTCTACTTGTTCAATATATTCTAGTATACTTTTATTAGCCATACAGATTCCTATGTAATATTTATCGATATTACAACTAACTGTATAGCTATCTTCTATGCCTTTACTTTTATTACCTGATCAATTCGTTGTATATTTGAACCCAAAAACATTTGTACCATGCTTAATGTTTTAGCGTCTTTTACATAGAAATAACTGTCACCACTACGCCAACCACGTCTAATATGATCACGACAACGCCTAGGCATACGTATTTTATCATTGCCTGTACACCATTTAAAGAAACTTTCGTTATTGGGAACACGTTGTGTTAGGGTGATTTTAAAGTCATAATCAACACGTTTAAGATAAACCTTGTTCTTTTCCAGCACAGAATTGGCATCTTCAGGCATGCTAATGTATTTTACATAACCAAAAAGTTCTTTACTTACTTGTTTGAAATCATCAAACTTATCTGTGTAAAAGGTTAAGAAAGGACTACTGACCATAAGTTTGTAGTCACTGACCTTTTGAAATGCTTTTACTATATTGTATGCACGGTCCAAGTCACTAGCAACGCCGTTATAAACCCAACCAGGAAAAGTTTTATTTTCCCTCCAGTGGGAGATTTTTTCTGCGGCGTCCTCAATGTCTCTACCTCTAAAAGTTGTGGCAAGCTTAGATACGAGAACTATCTTATACCTATACAGGTCCAAAAACAGTTTATTGGTTTTCTTCGTTGGTAATAGTTTCAAGTGGTTCATCTTCAACTACTTTACTTTGTCTTGTGCGTTTAGTCAATGTAATTTGGCTACCATCTAATCCAATAACCAAACTACCTCCATCCTTAAGTTCACCAAATAACATCATACGACTTAATGGGCGTTTGATCTCTTTATCAATCACACGCTGTAATGGACGGGCACCCATTTTACTATCAAATCCTTTTTCAATCAAATGATTTATAGCAGCATCGTTAATTTTAATGCGAATGCCCTTTTCTGATACTTGTTGTTTAAGCTCGTCAATAAACTTAATAACAATTTTATACATAGTTTCTTTTGTAAGTTTGCCAAATGTAATAATAGCATCTAACCTATTTCTAAACTCAGGAGCAAAGAATTTCTTAAGATCCTTATCATCATAATCCTTTTCCTGTTTGCCAAAACCAATCTGATTCTTCTCAGCATTTTGAGCACCGGCATTGGTAGTGAGAATAAGGATGATATTACGGCAATCTGCTTTCTTACCATTGCTGCCTGTTACAAAGCCATTGTCCATCATCTGTAGTAGGATTGTACTGACATCTGGATGTGATTTTTCAACTTCGTCAAATAGCAGTACACAATATGGATTTTCCTGTAGTTGGGTAATTAAAAGTCCAGCATTTTCTTCAAAGCCAACATATCCTGGTGGACTACCAATCAGTTTACTTACGCTGTGTTTTTCTTGATATTCACTCATATCAAAGCGTATGAGTTTGACACCAAGATGTTTGGCCAATGTCTTAGCTGTTTCTGTTTTACCACAGCCAGTCGGTCCCATAAAAACAAATGATCCGATAGGCTTGTTCTCAGGTTTAAGACCAGCACGGGCAACAAGTATCTTATCCACTAGTTCTGTAACTGCTTCATTTTGACCAAATACTTCTCCATTAATTTGTGTTTCAAGATTGGCCAAGTTATTACTCTCAGTTTCAGCAATCTGTTCCTCAGGCATTTGAATAGCTTGACTTAGTTCAAATTGTATTTCATGTTCACCAATTGTTCTTTCTTGATCTAATTTAAGATTGAAACGACTACAGGCACAATCAATAAGATCAATTGCTTTATCAGGTAGTTTTTTATCTGTTTGGTATTTTACACTGAGTTTGACTGCTGCTTGAATTGCTTCTTCTGTAATTTTAACTTTATGGAATTGTTCGTAATATTTTTTAACGCCTTTAAGTATTTGTATAGTATTTTCATAACTAGGTTCATCAATAGTAATACGTTGGAACCTACGCATAAGAGCACGATCTTTTTCAAAATATTTACGATATTCTTCCCAAGTTGTGCTAGCAACTACTTTGATATTGCCCTTGCTCAGTGCTGGCTTCATCATATTAGCAAGATCGTTGGCACTGTTACCGGCACTACCAGCACCGCTGATCATATGTGCCTCGTCAATAAACAGTATGGTTTTGCCCTTAGTTTGTAGACCTTTTAATACAAGTTTAAATCTTTCTTCAAAGTCTCCTCTGTATTTGCTACCAGCTAATAGGCTACTAATATCTAAATTATATACTGTGTGGTCTTTAAGGAATTCTGGAACATGTCCTTTAACTATGTTATATGCTAGTCCTTCAGCAATAGCAGTTTTACCAACACCTGGCTCACCTACTAGCATTACATTATTTTTATTACGACGACCCATGGCCAAGGCAATATTTTCTAGTTCAGTTACACGGCCAATTACAGGGTCTATTTTATTCCTTTTAACTGCTTCATTTAAATTAGTAGTAAATGCTTTTATAGCACGATCTACTTGATGATCAGTGACTTCCTCCTCTTCACTTTGAATTTCACTGTTAAGATAGTCTGCAAATTTGTTCTTATCTACACCAGCTTGCTGAATATAATAACTAGCATAACTACGCTTTTCACTCATGATACTAAGGAATACATCACTAAGTTCCATAGTTTGACGACCATTAAATAAGGCCTGTGTAAATGCACGATTTAGCACACGTTCAACGGCCATAGTCTTTTTTGGTTTAGCTACATCCTCTTTAATAATATCATCTAATTTATTTTTTAAGTAGTGTTCTAAATTGGATTTAATATAGTTTACATCTGCTCCATACCCCTGTACACTATTAACAAAATGTTCATCATTAAGCATGGTGAACAATAAATGCTCAATAGTTAGATATTCATGTTTATAACTTTTGGCTAATTCAATAGCACGTTCAAATACTGCTTTCAGACTTTCGCTGGGCTCTACCATATTGTTTCCTTATTTTATTCCATTTTTTCATTGCTAAATCTTGTTTTAATCTGCTTACACGATCTATAAAACATATACCATCTAGATGATCTAATTCATGTAAAAAACATTTAGCATCTATGCCTGTTAGTGATATTACACAATTATTGCCGTCACTGTCAAGATATTCTGTCATGATTGTTTCCGGTCTTTTAACTGGAATAAGCATTTTAGGAAAACTTAAACAACCTTCTATTGCCTCTATTTGTTTGTCACTGGCTGCTTGTAGAGTTGGATTAAACATAGCAAATGGTCCCATTTGCAGGCTTAAATCTCTAGGAAAAATAGTAATCACTCTAGCTCTTATACCGACTTGATTACCGCTTAGACCAATACCACCCTGTCTAACCATTAGTTCTACCATTTGTTTTTCTAGAAGTTTTGGATCCATAACAGGATTCTCAAAATCAAATTCTGGCATATTTTCCCTTAATATATCATTTGGGAAGGTTATCAATTGCATTTTTTATTTCCTCTAACTGTCGTTTAATTTTATTATCGTTAATGGCAGGTATCCTAATGTATACTATAATTATAAAGTCACCTATGCGTCCTGTCTTTAGATTTTGAAAGCCTAAACCAGGAGCAGCATACTCACCACCATGAGTCATTCCTGGTTTAATTTTAATATTGAGCAGATGACCGTCAATGGTCTCAATAGGCTTGCTACAACCAATCATAGCTTCAATTGGATCTATTTCTATTAGTGTAGTAATATCATCGCCACGTCTATTAAAGTTAAGATCTTCTGCAACCAATACAGTTACATTTAGATCACCTCTTGGTAACTGGGGATACGTATCATCTCCCATGGCTTGAAATCGTAATACATCACCGTTCTCAACACCTGCTGGAATATTAATTACCACAGTTTCTTTACGTCCTGATGGTAAGGGAAAAGCAGCTTCAATTTCTTTACCTCTATAACTATCTAATAATGTTATTTTACATTTGATATTGAGGTCTAAATTTTTATTTCTAGTGTGCCTACGTCCGAAATCAAACCCATGACGTCCTCTAAATAGATCATTAAAGACGTCGTGTATATCTTCAAAACTACGGAAGTTACCATTAAAGTTATTTTTTAAGTTTATTTCATTATCATATCTGCTGCGTTTATTAGGATCTCCTAATGTTTCATACGCCTGATTAATTTTTTGAAATTGGGTTTCGTCACCGCCTCTATCAGGGTGATGTTCCATTGCTAGCTTACGAAAAGCTGTTTTAATGTCTTGTGGTGTTGCTTCTTTAGGAACACCTAATATATCGTAATAGTTCATAAAAATTAAGGCTGTGTGTGCAGCCTTAATATTTAACCTACTAGATTTAGACTGTTATTTTTTTACTTCTTTCTTTGCGTCTTCAATCTTTGTGGCTTCGTGTTTTTCGTGCTGCTTAACTTCTTTACAATCTTGTTTAGGCTTGTTGGTTTTTGGATCCATTACTGGCTTACCATCTTTACCCTGTACATCAACACATACTTTACGTGTTTCAGGTTTCTTATCTTCAGCCTCGGCCACTTGAAATCCAAGTCCTAATGCTAATAATGCTGTTAAAAAATATTTCATAATCGCTCCTTATAGTTCTGGAAATGGTGGTTGTCCAGGCATTGGTTTGCCTCGACTACTATTACTTACTTGTCCCCAGTTATCCATCTGAGGTATTGGTGCTGCGCCAAACCCACCTCCAAATGCTGGTGGTGCGCCAAAGCCTCCTGGTGAGCCAAACCCACCTGTCATTGTGGTTGTTGTGGTCATTGATGGGGATGGTGCTGGTGGGGGTGGTGGTCTGTTAGCCGCTTCTAATGCTTTGGCCTGTAGATCCTTATCGTTACCCGCTAGCATAATACCAGATAGAGTACCTGTTAAAAATGTAGCAATAGGAACAATAAGTTCAAAAAACTTTTGATCAATTGGGCTAATAGCGTTAAGAGGTTGTGTTACAAATATTAAACTATATAATACTACAAACACAATACCTGTTAATGTTAATGATAGGCAAATTCCAATAAAGAATTTTAATCGAGCCATCAACTGCTCTTCGGTATAGATTAGTGGCTGATTATTATTTTCCACAATTACCTCCTTGTGTATTGTTTGCTGTGTTTTGCCCCCAAACAGGAGCGCCCGAACCCGTGTTAGGTATTTCATTCTTTCCCTTTCCTAATGTTCTTGGATCTATTTGACCTTTGAATACATGTTCTGGACAAGTTCTTGTTACATCGCATAATGGCACTTTACAAATTTCCTTTTCCCAGTTAGCAGGATCTTGACAAGGATATCTAAACCTATCCCCACCAAATACTGCTACGCCTAGTGGTAAAACTATTAATAGGGCTAGCCATTTAAATAACTTTTTATCCTCTGCCATTACACGCTCCTTATAATTGGCATAATGTATTTACTTTATTTCTATTCTATTTTTATACTCGTTATATTTGTGTTGAGCAGCCAATAGTTCTATGTTACGTTCTTCTACACCCAGTTGTTCAGCACTGTGAATATCTTTTTGATATTCTTCTTCAATAAGTTTTAAAGCCTGTTCTTGTGATTTAGTTAGTTGTTTATAAACAAGATTGAATTCACCAATAGCAAATTCAATCTTACGCTCTCGACTTAAAAACAAATCTAATAACTTTTTAAACATTAAGGTGTCCCACCAGTATTAACGCTACTTGTGGTTGTAGTGTTAGTAGTTGTTGTTGTGGTAGTTGTTGTGCCTGTTAGTTTATCAGCAATATTATTCACAATATCTTTATTAGCATTGGTTAATGTAGTAATATTAGTAGTTGCCTGTGTACCTAATGCCTGTAGTGTAGCATTATTAGAAGTATTAATATTGGTAATGGTGGTTAAAGCGCCACTAGTAGCAGTATTAACACCAGTAATACCTGCCGTGCCTACATTAGTCACTGCTGTGAGTCCTGCGGCGGCAGTATTGCTTACACCTGTAATACCTGCTGTGCCCAAAGTAGTTGTAGCAGTCAAACCTGCTTGGGCAGTATTGTTTACACCTGTAATACCTGCTGTACCTACATTAGTAACTGCTGTGAGTCCTGCACTAGTAGTATCTTTCATAGCATTAAATCCTGCTACGCTAACACCTTGTAGTGCGTTAAATGCTGCTGTGCCTTGCGAACTTATAGCATTGAATCCAGCAGTGTTACTGGTGAACCCACTAGCAGCAATATTACTATTAGCAGTATGTCCTGCTGCGTTCATATCTGTAAATGCTTTATTTGTGCTAATAGCAATAGCGGCCTGGTTATCACTTTGACGCATAGCCACAGCACTATTTCTTTGTACGGTGTAAAGTTGTGTAAATGTTGGTAATAAAACACTGGCCCACTTAAGAGCAGTATCACTAAGATCTTGTGGAGCAGCGACCTGTTGTGGTTGTTTTTGTTGTCCACCTCCCATCTGTATGCTTAATACAGCGGCTACTCTAGCAGCACTGTCGCCATTTTTAGCGATTTCAGCAAGGGCATTGTATCTTGCTGTTTCTGCTACGGCATTGGCCTGTGCTATTTTTGCCTGTGTTTCAGCATAGAGTTGATAGTTACTTGGGCCAGTAGCAGCACAACCTGCTAGGGCTAGTACGGGTACGAGAGCGATTAGTTTAACGTTCATTTCTTTTTCTCCCAAAGATTTTTTTGTGTTCTATACCATTCATTCCAGCCTTCATTTTTTAGACTACATTGATAGTAAAGAGTATAGTTATCTACTATGGATTTTAACAAGTCTGTTATGGCCACTTGATCACCCTCTATTTTTTTCAAATCAGGACAGGACTGTAATAGAGTTTGATCTTTTTGTTCTGGCCATTTTTGTTGAACAGGAATAAACCTATTAAACATTCCACATCCTGCCAGACTGGATACGAGAAGAACAAATATTAGTTTTTTCATTTTTGTTCTCCTGCTTTAAGTTTATTAGTGGATGCTTGATTAATTTGATCAATAATAAATTTTGGAACAACTGGACAATCTTTTGAATTTTTGACCAGTTCTTCTATTTGTTGTTCGTACTTGGCTTTTTGTTCTGCGTTCATAGATTCGTATTTTTTACGTTCTTCATCACCTAAATTCTCAACCACAATCTGTGTTACAGTCTTTGTGCCACCAGGCTGACTTCTAGCAGCCGCTATAGCCTGACCAAGTTTATTAGTAAGTTCTTTTTGTTTTTGGTTAGCCTCTTCTAATAAGCGTCTTTTATCTGCATTTTCCTTGGCTAACTTTTCACTGGCTTCGTCGGCAAGTTTTTCTTTAGCAGCAATCTCTGCTTCAGCCTTTTTAATACGTTCTTCCCAGATATTATTGATTTCAGTGCCACCATACATAAACACACTGCCCAATATTACTAAACCACCTATTGGTTTGACCAATGTCATATAAGGACGTAGATGAGGAATATGACTAAAAATACTGGCAAAGAAAAATGCTGCGAATCCTACACCCGAACTAACTAACCAAAACCATCCGGGTAAGTTGAGTAAAATACTGGTGATGATCCATTCTATCATTATGATACTCCAAATACGTGTAAGGCGTGCTTATAATGTTTTTCACGATCTGCTAGGCCAATAGTGCCGCCATTAATTTTCTTAGTTAATGTTAGTATATCTCCCTGGTCTGCCCAGGTATTTAGTTTATTCATTTCCCAAAAGAAACAACCACTTTGTACAGCGCCTTCAAATGTTTCCAAATATTCACTGGCTTCTTCTACAGGAATATCCAAACTACCAGCAAAAAATGTATAATTATTTTTACCTGTTAATTGAATAAGCCCTCTGCCACAATATCTAAAACCATCACCGCTTGCTTCGTCTCCATTGCCCATACGATTAGCATACACACGATTAGCAATTTTTTCTGGATTATTAGCATAGGCAGCAGCAGTGGCATCATCTGGAAAGTATTTAGGAAACACTTTGCGTAGGCTGGCTGCTCTATAGTTTAAGTTTTCCTTAAGGAATTTAAACCCACCACTCTCATGGGCACATTGAGCAATAAATGCTGCTACACGTTGTGGTGTATTAATTTCATATTCTGGAAGGATTTGACTTAATGCGTTGTACCAATATTCCACATAGGGATTACCAGGTATCATCTGTTTAAGTTGCTCTTTGGTAAAATCAAAAGTAAAACTCATCTCGCTCTCTCCAATACTAGTGCATGTCCCTCATTTTCTAGAATAAAGTCATCACCTATTTTTGTTATGTTGTAGTTTCCTAAATATTTTGTTAAAAAAATACTTTCGCTAATTGCTTTAGGACCAACATCAATACGTCCATCTAGTCGCTCGTAAACTTGTTTAATTGTGCCAAAATCTTTTATTTTCATCTGTAGACTTTCGGCAAACATTTTAGTAAACCTAATATCATGATCTAGCATTTCAATATTATCCAAGTAGCTTTGTGAAAAGAAATTACTAAAATTATTAAGTCTATTTTCTTTAATGCTTATTGTATATGCTTCTTTATCTAAAGGTACAGTATTTCTAATATTATTATCATCAGCTGGTTGTGTTCTAAAACTTTTATAATACCTAAATCTAAAATTTTCAATTCCTGTTAATTTTTTAACAGCGTCTAATATAGTGATTATTCTTTCTGGAGCATGTTTATTACGCTCTAGTTCTACGAATACTTTATATTTTCCAGTGTCAATAGGCCCGTCTGTAGCATCAGCATCCACTACCCAGTCATAGCCAAGCTCTAAAAACCTTACTAAATCATCAGCAGGTTCTTTATCATCTACATTAAAACTGATTACGATCATTTTGCTATCGTCACCAATTTTACTTTTATAACTGTCTATCTCAATTACGCTACTTACTAAAAATTGTAGATCATTGGCCATTAATGTTTCGTTGAGCATTACATTGGTGCTCCTGCTGCTGGTGCTGCTGGGACTCCTGCTGCTGGTGCTGCTGGTGCCATTCCTGGTTGAGCTGGTGGTGCCATTCCTGGTTGAGCTGGTGGTGCCATTGGAGCAGGTTGTTGCTGTTCTTTAGTATCACCCTTACGTTCTTCTCTTATCCGATCCATATAACTATTAAAAATATCAAATACTAATTTTTTGGGCATTAGTATTTTAACGACCCATACTGGATGTGCATCAAGTTTGCCCTTTTTAGTGCCTGGTCTGAAATCATCTGGGCTACGTATTTTACGTGGTTCAACCATTTCATCCCGTGTAAACTTAACTTTACAGCCTATTTCCATAAGACGACGAGCACCATCTGGATCAGGCATTTTATTCTTAGGCCACATGAATTCGGCACTGACCCAATGCCTACTAATTTTAGGGCCACTGAGTAGCTCACCGTCTAACCAGTTTTTATACACATAGATATCCATTTCATCCAATACACGTTCAAAGTCTTTAAGTACAGCAAGACTGCTATTATTGTTATAGATAGTATCTACGTTGCGAATAACGTCTAAAATGTCTTTCATAATGTGCCCAGAATTTACTATATTATTTATCGTGTTAGAATTTTAGTGTAACCTTATGATTATCCTGTAGAAGATTAAATAAAATTGTAGGACCTCTGTAGATATCGGGCGGTACTACATGTCCTACTTTTCTAAGTAGGAGTTACTGGATGAGCAGAAGAGTGAAAAAACGCTTTACCTCAAATGTGAATGTGATAGATTTTGCCACATTTATTCCCCAAAAAAACTGTAGGGTACACTTGTATCCTCGAAATGAAACCCAAAAATCATATATACAAAAACTTCAAAATGAAGATAATAGTATACTATTTGCTATAGGACCAGCAGGTACAGGTAAAACTTTACTGGCAGTTCAAGCAGGGATTAAGTTTTTTCAAGAGGGCAAAGTAGATAAACTCATAGTAACAAGACCCGCCGTTAGTGTAGATGAGGACTTGGGATTTTTACCTGGTACATTAAATCAAAAGATGGAGCCATGGACCAAGCCCATATTTGACGTTTTAGGAGAATATTATAGTCAAAAAGATATAGTAGAAATGTTAAGTGAGGGTGTGATTGAGATCAGCCCTTTGGCCTATATGAGAGGGCGCACATTCAAACGTGCCTGGATCATAGCCGATGAGATGCAGAATGCTACAGCAAATCAAATGAAAATGCTACTGACAAGATTAGGAGACCAAAGCCGCATGGTAGTCACAGGTGATCTGGCACAAGCAGATAGACTAGAGGACAATGGGTTGGTCGAATTTTGCAACCTACTCGGGAAACATAAACGAACAGAGCATATCGATATCGTTAGATTTGAAGCCAAAGATATCGAACGCCATCAAGCCGTGAAGGAGGTATTATCAATATACGGTGATTAATTAACTGGCGCGCCTTGGGCGTCTACTTCTATCCAGCTGTAGTCGCCCAGCCATTTGACACGGGTTATATATTCATACTGACTAGGTGATCCAGTACTCCAGTCATCTGGACCCATTATAGATAATCTTGTACAGTTGTCTTGAGTATCATACAAGAGCCAATAAGTTTTTCCATGAAAAATTTGAAACTGATATTTGGCTGCATGTACAGCATCAGTAACTTCTAGTCTACGTTTGATCTGATCTGCTTGACGTTGTAGCACTGCTACAAGATCCATAATACGTTGATATTCTTGTTGAGCATGTAGGCGTGCTACATTAACCATGATATCTTTTTGTTTTTCAACAGGAACAAGATCAAACTTTGGAGCACCTATATCTGTGGGATAAGGAGTAACATTCTTGTTAAAGAAGTTAATTAATCCTCCGCCCGCTGTAGAATCATAACTAGTACGACCCTTGGCACTATTGGGTTTATCAGTCATTAACATGAGCCAATCTTATTAGTGTAGCAGCTAGATTAATTTCAGGATCATTGACCAATGTATGATCCACCAGACCTTGTTTGATGATTAATATAGCCTTTTCCTGCTTGGCATCATCACCAAATAATTCTATATTATCGTACAACCAACGATAGATATCTTCCATCTCTTCAGGTCTGGCATTTCCGCACAACAGTTTACGTGCCTCATTAATTTTGCCATTTTTAAATAATTGTACCATTTCTAGCTTATAATCAGCTTCAATACTGTCACTATGATCAGGCATGAATAATGTGCTATTAATGCAGTTCATTTGTACAGTATTGATACATTTTCTTAAGTCTGGGTATGTGGCTTTAACAATAGTATCTAATGTGTCTAAATCAAATTCAACATTTTCTTCTACCAGAATAGTGGCTACTCTAGCAGTAAATTCAGTTTGATCTACACGTTCAATATGGAACCCTTGACAACGACTATGTAGAGCAGGAATAACTCTATTAGGATAATTACAGGTTAAAATAAATCTTGCTGTAGTATGATGCTCTTCCATAACTCCACGTAGAGCTGCCTGTGCATTAACACTTAAATAGTCAGCTTCGTCAAGTAGTACAACTTTGAAATCACCGAAAGGAATCATTTGAACAAAACTTACAATTTTACCTCTAACATCATCTACACTATTAACACGACTAGCATTGATTTCTAAAACATCTAAGTCGTTGATTTCTAACTCATTTAATAGTATTTTAGCCAATGTAGTTTTTCCTATACCTGCATTACCACTAAACAATAAATGCGGTATAGTTCCTTCCTTGATCCAATTCTCGACTTGTTTGCGTTGATGTTCGTCTCTGAAAACATAGCCGTCCAGATTTTGAGGCCTATACTTCTCTACCCAAAGTTCTTTCATAATTACCTCTTGAAAAGTTTTTTAATGTTAGTGAATAGATTATAAAATCTTAAGTGATGCGTGTCAAGAAAACTTGGATGATGTGGGCAACGTCCCTGCCTATAATCACAGGCAGGGCTATACTCTTTACGACAAATGCTACATTTAGAATTCGCTGGGTCGTTCATCGGCTACAGCCATAATACAATCGTTGTCGATTCTACGGATTACAGTTTCCTCACCATTTGGTGTCTCAACTTTAACTCCTCTAGTCCAACGACCATGTTCTACTAGTACCCAATCTCCTACTTTTAGATGCTGTTGTTCATCACCTACGGCCCAAACACGGCCCCAGCGTGGTCTGATCCCTGTATCTTTACCATCATCATTTAGTAGGAAGACGCCACTCTTAGTTGTTCTGGAGTCAAATTCCATGTCAGCTACAAGCACATTGTCTCTAATTGGAGTAATTTTACCTTTGATCATTGTTTACCTTTGTAGTATTCATTTTGAATTTCTTCACGGCGACGAATAATTTTACCACCTGGGCCTAGTTCATCACCCCTGGCATTAACTTTGGCATTGCCAACAGCCAATACAGTTTCATTCATGCTACGTAGTTTTTCAATATCAACTTCTCTACCATTAGCACTACGATATATTTTCTTTTGACCTTCTTTCATCATATTCTCCTTAACGTAGGAAATCCCTATAGTCTAGATTGTATTTAATCGGATCTATCTTATGCACCCCTATTAAATATAAAACATAGCTACTTACACTACTACCTCGACCTACACCCCAAACAACATTATTAGACCTAGCAGTATCAATAAGATACTTAAGCCAGCGTAATATATCTAACATGTCTTTATCTTTAAATAAATCCAATTCTTCTCGTATTCGAATATTGGCATTATCCCAAGGCGGTATTTGATTATATAGCCAAGTTTCGATATCAAAGTTTTTATATTCTTCTGGTATTAGCCATTCACTTTGACATATTCTATCATAGTCTTCGATTTCTATATCGTAAATATCTTGATCTATCTGCTTAGTTTCTAAGCCATCAATAACTATGTCAGTATATACTTGACTTATTAAGTCCACTTTATCTTGATATACGAGTTCGATTAAGTCCTGCTCTTCGTATATACAATGACCAAATTTATCTATTTTCATGTATATATTTTAATTAAAATTAATTAAATTGTCAAGTCCTTTTTCTTTATTTTTCTCAAATTGTTCTTCGTAACTTTTCATTCTGCGATTTTGTAATTCATTTTTATAGATGTTTAGTATGAGAGCAACTTGATTTTTAAGTTCAGCTCCTCCCACCATAAAATATTTTTTACTTAATTCTTGGATTTTTTCTTCAAGCTGTTTGTCAGTAAGATCAGTAGTATCAACAAGAGGATGTATCATACGCCAATAAATTTCCCTATATAATTAACAAAAACTGTGACTCCTTGGTCGTAACTCCATACTTTAAATACATGTTCGTATTCATTAGCATGATCTATATTATCATGCTTTTTAAACACTAATCCTGTTAGTGTACCTGTATTAGTTACTATTGGTGAATTATTTAAATTAACCAAGGTAAAGTTAGTAGTAGTATTGGTACTTGATATTTTATATGTAGTTGGATTGGTATAATTGGCTATAGTAGCCGAACCAGTTTTAGTGCCAGAAACAGTTACAAATTGCCCAGGACTTAGGCTAGTACTATTACAGCTGAAACTAGCATTATTACTTAACAAACTTATATTATTTAATATTACACCATCTTTACTGGCTATTTCACTGATTATGCTAGGTTGTAGATACCAACTATAACTATTGTTTTGATTAAATTCATACAGTAAAGGAGTACAGGATTTGATAATACCACCGCCCTCTGAAGTAAATTTTACTTTATATGTAAATTTATTTTCGTCATTAGAGGCAAAGTTAAATTTAATATGTAGAACAATCTTATGACATATGCTAATAGTTGAATTTATAGGAGTAGGCCAATTTATAAATTGTAGCGTTGCAGATCCTGAAACTTGAACCTTATGTACTAGACCAAGTTCTAAATTAATAGGCACACTTGCTCCTGAAACATTGCCTATAACGGGTTGAAATCTAGTAGATGTATAATCTAAAACGGCATTGTTAATTATATTTTTATTAAAATCATTTGTAACTAGAGTGTTTACATTAGTAGCATCTCTTACTTTGGCTGTAAAAGATTCTAAATCATCAATTTCATCTCTAGCTCTTTCTAGTGCTGTTCTAATATTAGCAAAGTTGTCTCTAAACCCTTGACTTGGGTTATCCTGTCCCTCTACAGGAAAGTTTGGATTCACACTATTTGGGTTTATTTGACTCATACTACAACCTCTTTATTTTGGAATACTAGGAAACTGTCCTGTCCAAGTCCAGTTACACTGTCTATAATATATCTATCCACTGTAAAGTCTAAATTCTTAAAATCAAAATTGCTATTTTTTATATTTAAAAGAATTTGTTTACTAGTACCAGCTAAACAATAACATAATGGCAAGGCCAATGTAAAGCCTAATTCTTGTCTATTATCTTGAAAACTACGCATCCATAAAGGCAAATATTTAGGTTCGTTAATTACACTGTTAGAGCCGCTGCTCCAACCCTTTATTCTTCTACGCCAATTAGTATAAGTGTTAGGATATCTATTACGACTTCTAAAATCACTAACTTGTAAATCACTACGATCAACAGTTATCGCTTCTAACGGTCTACGAATAAATGGTTCTTTGTCACTTACATAGTAATCCTGCTCGGCAGTTTTCCAAATATAATTACTAGCGTCAGCACTAATTATGTTATTGGCTTTGACCATTTTTATTTTAAGATCAAGATTTCTTCTATTAAAGTCGTCTATGGTCAAGCTTAAAGGTAGCTTGTCATCTTTAAAATCTTGTCCGTCTATCATTTGTACATAGACCACTTCATAGACCACACTATTTGTTCCTGGTGTTTTGGCCACAGCACTTTTAACTTCACCGAATCTAAATCTTTTCTTCTTATGATTAAGACCTATCATACTAACATATTCTTTGGCTATAAGGGTTTCTATACCTGCAAATAGTAATACTCTTAGATCTTTTCTTACACCAAAGTTTTTATCATCTGGTCTGTATATATAATCCCTAGGAAACACTGATTCATTGTTTAAAAAATTATTATAAAGATCTCGTTTATATTCATGCATGTAGGCTGTAACATACATATTACTAAACAGTTTATTGTGTGGTGTTCCTATATTAATAGTGAATTCTCTGTCTATAGAACTATAATCACTTTGATCATTGGCTCTTACAATAAATTTATAAGTTTTGTCAAATGTAGTAGTACCACCATCAAATATACTATTTGTTCTAGTAGTTCCTAAAGTATCATATATTGTGGTCATTCCTTTTAAATCATCACTGGTACCCAATTGAAAGTCAGCACCTGAGCTAGGGTATTGTCTAATTTTACCAGTAATTTCACCATTCTTTTCTAATGTAAGACCTGGTGGTAATTGACCGCTTATAAGGTTATAAAATATTTGAGCGTTATTTAATGTACTGCTAGCACGTATATTAAGATTACAAACCAGGTTAGCATCTTGTACACCGAGATCAGCATCTGTTAACCATGACATAGTACTATCAATTTCACCTAATATTTTTACTGTAAATGTCCTACTCATTGCAGATTGATCAGCCTTACGTCCAAATCTTGTGGCTGTTATTGTAAACACATATGTTTCTATACTTTTACTTTGAAATGGGATTATACCAAATAGTTCTCCACTCTTAATATCTAATTTCATTCCAGGTGGTAATTGACTTTTAGGACTTGTAGGATCTGAAGGATCTATTCTTGGTTCTAAATAATATTGTATCTGCCCTAGTGCAATCATATCGTATATGTCTAGTTTTATAATATGATAGTTATTGCCTCTGAGTATACCAAGATCTGGACTGGTCATCCATATTGGTTTTCTTAAATCAGTATTATCTGCACGATAGAAATTAGTTCCTGCTTTAATAATTGTATTATCTGATTTGAGGAAATCCTCACCTACAACATATATTCTAAATTTACGTTTTTTTACAGTGTCACCATCATTTACACTGACAATGAATTCATAGTTACGATTTAACTTACGTGGAACTCTTAATGGACTAAAGTAATCATATGTTACCATGTCATAATTGAGGGTATCAAAACCATTATCTGATTTGATGCCATAGTCAAAGCCATATAGATCATAATTTATAGTATCGTATCCACCATTACGATCATCAACAAATACAGCCAATAATGGATCAATAAGTCCATGAAGTCTACCATCGTCTTCTAAAGTAAGACCAGGGGGAAGTTCCCCGTCACCGCTGCTGATAAAATAGCGTAATTTTTGCCCAGCAGCAGTATCAAAATCCTCTGCTTGTATAAAAAATTCTATAGGAGTTCTATCTAAGGCGAAAAATGTTTTGTTTTCGCCTACAGGTAATAATCCTTCAGGAGTAACAAAATTAGGCTCATCTGCACCTTCAATTATTATATTAAATGTGCGATCTGTTATTTCATTATTCTTACTGGCTCTTATACAAAATTTAAACGTAGTAGTCCTAACTACTTCTTTTGGAGTACCTTTTATTAGGGCATTTTCTAACCTAAGTCCTAAGGGTAATTTACCAGATATTATTTGAAACTTTACATTAGATATGCCTAAATTAATAGGCAAAGACAAGTTTAGAGGAACATTTTCTTGATATGTTCCAAATGTATAACCACTATTTTGTGACCAAATATTGAGCATTCTAGGATCCTATAGTATATTTATAGGATTCTAGCTGTCTATTTTACCTCGTATACTGGGCATGAACTTGTTATTTCCGCCATAAGGCTGGGCACTTCCTGGTAATATATGTAACTTAACATCATTCATACCTGCTGCTAGGGGAAAACTAAGTTGATCTCTGCTGCTACTTTGTACTATAATATCCCACCAATTCAGCATTGCGGCCTGTACTTTTGGATTATTTTTATAGATAAAGCTGGTCATTTCGTATAATCCAGCATGAGCGGGCCAATTACATCGACGAAACACATCGTGCATAGCATTTAAACTTTCAACCGTATCAAATTTACTTAATGCAACAATATGTATTTCTTCATAAACACAATCTCTTCTAGCGTGTTTGAATACTCCCATATCAGCATCACCGATAAGTTGTATAATTTCTTTTGGATCAGTTTGTAATTCACAGTAATGATCATGCCAAATATAATAATCATATCCAGGTATCATCATAAAACCTAGCACTTTGGGTAGTTTAGCATTACGCCTTGCTGCGTGTACTGGATCTTTACTGAATTCTATTAAAGGTCTTTGTCTCCAAACCTGTACATCATATAATTTATCCACATAAGCATAATAATCTATGCCCTCGAATCCACCGTTACTGGGATCACGTAGTGTAGAGTTTAGACCACTTAAACTGGTAATTACTGCTACTTTCAAAAATCCTCCGAATTAATCTGAAGCTCTACCACCGTCGACTACAGCACCTTCAGCTAGATTAAATACAGCTGAAGCAGCACCACCATCTACTGTAGCAAAGGCTGCATTTACTGGTCCAGGTTGCCATATACCATCTCTATATACTAGTCCATCCTCATTAATAGGATTTCTAATATATTCAACATCACTCAAGTTGGTCAAACTATGATTAGTGATACTAGTAATTTGTCCTATAAAACTAGTAGCCTGTATTGGTCCTGAAGCGGTAAATTTATTTGTACCTATATTTAATAATACCGGAGCATTGCTAAAAAGATTTTTATTATTTAAATTAAGATTAGCTGCCAGTGTAGGTGCAGGATCATCTATAAGTTTACTGGGTATAGCAGCACTTATTTCACTAAAATTACCATTTACTTTTTCAAATGCTGTACGTAGGTCATCACCTGTACCATCATTGGCATATCCACCTAAGTTGATTGGTTGTAAATTTACTGTTGGCATAATTTTATCTCATAATGATTTTAATATTACATAGTTACAGACCATACGCTACCGTCCCATACAAATTGAATTGGGAAAGGCCCAAGAGGAGTAGACAAAGTTTGATTAATACTGGCAGTGCTAGTAGATGTATTCCAAGTTACATTTGGTGGATTAGAGACATTTGGTAATCTAATATTATTGCCATTGCCGTTAACTGTAAGAGCAGTAGTACCAAATTTAAGTTCGCCGTCATAAAGTTTAATCCAATCGCCAAGACTTGGGCTAGCCGGTAATGTCATAGTAAATCCTGCACCTGAGGTATATTTAACCCAATATATTTTTCTTGCCACTGCATTCCAGTTGGATGTAATAATTTCATATACGCCTACTGTGACACTATTGCCATTGGAGTCTTGAATATTGCCATTTGCTGGTAGTTTCAGTATGCCATCATCTTTAAACTGCCAAACACGATTTGGTGGATAGAATTTTAAGTTTGCTCTATATGGTACAACTACAGTTTGATCTGCTAGTTGTATTCTATATAAGTTGGTATTAGCAGCATTACCAACTGCTGCTATAGCATATCGTACTCCATTGCTATACATTTCTACAGTCCAACTTGTAGTGATATTAGCATAGTTAGCATAATCAGCCTTGACTAACCATATGACATAATCTGGGTCTGTAGCATCGTTATCTGGATTTTCATTTGATGCTGGAGCATCTATGCCGTAGGGTCTTAGTATTTCTAAATTAGCGGTTTTATTAGATGTAATACTTCCATCGTAGAAACTTACAGTATGATTATTTGTACCAATAACTGCTGGACCGTCTTTACTTAATTTAAAGTACTTACTATCGTTGCCTACATATAGGTCAAATACATTATTATTTGTAGTATCAAAATGTAAGTGCGTTGGGTCATCACCACCTCTTACTCTAAAGTATTGTGGCCCAAGTTCTAGTCCAGGGTTTGTTTCATCACCAGTAGTAAAATCTGGTCCTGGACTGAGTCCTAGTTCATAACCTGTACCCTCTACAACATTAGTTGAAAATGTCACTTGTCCTGTATTAGCAGTACCTGGCTCACCTTTGTCACCTTTATCACCTTTGTCACCTTTGTCACCTGGGTCACCTTTGTCACCTTTGTCACCTTTAACAGAAATAGGTTTATCACTTAGATCATTATAACTACCACTAAAGAGGGGTTTAATAAGATTAAACTCAATATTAACTGCTCCGGCATTTTTGTTTTCTGCTACTACTAATGAATAATCTTTAAAACTTGAATTTTGAGGATTTATTTGTGAACTAATTGAAACTACTGTGAGAGTACTAATTGATCCTACTGGCGAATCTAATACTAATTTATCGCCTTTTGTTATACTATTGGCAATGGTCTCTGCATTAGTACTAACACTGACTCTAATTGTTACAAGAGCATTTTCATATTGTGTATATGCTACTCCCACTACATTACCTGCCTCACCAAATCTAAACCCGCCCACTTCTAATTTATTACTAGTAATACTCAATGTTTTATCACCCAGATGTATGGTACTGGATTTTAGATAAAGGTCTCTAAATCTTTTTGTTGGTGATCCTAAGTCATAAGTTTCTGTAGTTGTTGGTAGTATGTTCTCTGCTACTGAGGCAAAACTAGGAATAGAGGGTTTATTCTTAATAAAATCTAAAGCAGTATTTGTACTTTGATTCCAATCACTTTGTATTTGGGCAGCTGGAATAGTTGGTTTATTCTTAATAAAATCTAAAGCAGCGTTGTTACTCTGTGTCCAATCACTTTGTATTTGGGCAGCTGGAATAGTTGGTTTATTCTTAATAAAATCTAAAGCAGTAGTAGTCGTTTGTGTCCAATTACTTTGTATTTGGGCAGCTGGAATAGTTGGTTTATTCTTAATAAAATCACTGGCAGTATTATCAGTTTGATTCCAATCACTTTGTAGTGCAGCAGCAGTAAGTCCAATATTACTCTGTGCTATTAGTTTTTGTGGCGCTGTTAATGTTTGTACATCATCATATCTAATTCTATTACCCAGTGCTGTAGTTACTGTGCTAGCAAAGTTAGCATCATTATTAAGAGCAGCGGCTAATTCATTAAGTTGATTTAATGTACTACCAGCACCGTTAACAAGATTATTGATAGCACTATCAACATATGTTTGAGTAGCATAGCCTGAAGCCCAACTTAACACTCCAGAACCGTTTGTAGTTAGTACGTTACCACCACTTCCATCAGCACCTGGCCATTTCATATTATTAATTTTTACACCACCAGTACCATTGGATATTATTTCTAAATCACTATTATTAATAATACTAGAAATCTTGTTTACTTTTGCAGTACCATTAGAGCTTAATTCAAGAACAATCTTAAGCCCGGATAATCCTGAATTAACAGCGTTATGAGTATAAAAAACATATTTGCCTCCTAAGCGCCCAGTTCCGGCAAAATTCTCAGTAATAATACTAAGAGAAGCAGTAGGGATATATGAAGTACCATCAAATCCATTAAAAGATACATCTAATATATCATCATTTGTTTGGATAGATTGAGGTGTATCAAAAGTTCCTCTGCCTCGACGAAATACCCAATTGTTACTGTCTGGGGTATTATGATGTTGTGAAAAAGTAAATGGACTAGATGCATTGTCATTTGAATATAATTCAACTTTTCCAGATATAGAACTATTTCCAAGTTTTATAGTAGATGATGGGATTATTTCTAAGTCATTTCCATCTACATTTATGGGTAATGGTGTATCAGATGGAATACCACCTACTGTAGCACCATCCCCAACATATAATTTTTTAGTGTCTGTTGTATAAATTAACTCACCTTGTGCAGGAGTTATTGTTAGTCTTTCTGCGTTTGTTCCGCGTCGTATTTTAAATGCCATTTCTAGCTCCTTAAATCAATGTACCTGCATCATGATCCACATTAGCAGGTGAAGTTATTGTTCCGTTGTCTACGTCAATACTGTTTAATAACCATTCAATCTTAGTATTAACTGTTATTTTACCTATAGGGCCAAAGTCAAAATCAAATAAACTTTGAGCTATAGTATTAAATTTAGTGACATTAACTAATAAATTACTAGAGTCTGCTAATTGATTAAGATCAGTAGGTATAGTTGGTTTATTAGTTAAATTTGTATAATTTCCACTTAGTGCCACTGGATGTAGCACAGGTTTATTGGATAAATCGTTATAATTTCCGCTAAATCCAGGCGGTAATAGTACCCAGCTTAATAGTCCGTTACCATTGTTTTGAAGTAATCCTATGGCATTTGGCGGCAGATTTTCAGTTTTTATATATGGTAATTGTGACCAAGTTTTTAGACCGTCACCAACTTTAACTCTTCCACTGTCAATTTCAAACCCAGGTTCACCTTGACTTAGAATAGGATTAACATTATTCCAAGATATGCTTGAGTCTCGACGAAGTTGTATTTTATTGGCCATTTCAATATTTACTCAAAATCACCTGCATCATAGTCAATCAAAGGTGGTTCACTGATTTGACCTAAATCAATATTAGCTGTATAAAATAATAATTGTAACGGATCATATACAGCATTTAGTTTGATTTGGCCAAAATCAAATTCTGTAAGGCTAGCAGTGGTACTGATGTTACTTACTGTCGCTGTTAGGTTGACAAAATCATTATTAAGATCTTCAAAATTTTTGTTTATTTTATCAAACGCTGTGCGTAAAGGATCACCATTACCTTTATCTGCTACACCGATATTAACTATTCTCATAGTCATTACATTCTCCCCACAGCTATTTCAATTAGACCTGATTGATCATAATCTTTGCTTTCTAACGCTTTACCAATTATAGTGCCTACTGCTGGGTTATTTGCTCTAATAGCATATCCTGGACTGGCAGCAGTGGTTAATAAATCACCTTTATTAACTTTTCCTATTACTTTACAGGGCACACGTCCCTGTAGTGCTAGACAAACACTGTTAATAGTTTTGGCTAACTCGTTATTCATTGTATAAGCAGGGTTGGTAGTGACTACACCTGCTGCTCTTGTGTCTGCTAGCTTGTCGGTTGTTGTTGTTTCATGTGTACCACCAAACACTAAAACAGTACCAGGTTCATATTTTTTATCACTAGTATACCATTCTGCTAAGTCAGCATAGGTAGCTTGTAGGGTACTACCACTAGTAAGTGTCCATGCACCTGTGATAGTACCTGCTGTAGTTGCTGCACCTGTAGTTATCACTGTTGTTGTAAGTGCGCTTAAATTTGTATTCACTGGTACTGATGCCCAAGTACCGTCCCCTCTTAAAAACTGTGTAGTATTTGCATTGGCTTTGGGCAAAGTGGTTACACCATCTATATTAATACCAGTTGGCTGGAATGTTACTACATCACCACCGCCACCATTTTTAGTAAGTCCATATGCATTACTTGCCGCTATAAAATATAGCGAACCTGTAGCAGCACCAGTACCAAAGTTGTACGCTGTAGGAGTTCTTATACCACCACTAAAATCTTTAAGACCAGTTATTTCTTGATTACCTGCAATTCTAACAATGCTAGTATCACTAGCATCAAGAGAATTTGCCACGGTGGCACGTAGTGTAGCATTAGTACCTGGAGTCCATTGACCCTTATATACCACTGGGGCAGCGGTATCAAGACTTCCACTAAAACTTAATACTACAACACCATCATCTGTTTCTATCCCATTAAATTGTGTACGACCATCACCGTTTCTTAAAACTAGAGTATTAGATAGGGCATTTGAAGTAATCTCTACAGCACTTTGGGTACTATCTGCTTCTGCTGTTAATTGTAAGCTATTCCAAACATATCTTCGACCAGGATTTACACCAGCAGTTGTTAAACTATCTCTAAGTCCTTTTTGAAATACAGTTTCAAAACTTAAATTAGTAGGAGAGGATGCACTAGCTGAAACATTACCTAGCACTGATCTTGAGTTGACTGAGCTGATTCTACTATGTGCAATACCTGCTGCATTTAATCTTACGAAGCCTCTATCAGTTTGAAATTCTGTAGCATCAAATTTAGCTAATCCTAAGTCTGCCTGTGCTTTATCTGTTCGACTCCAATCAGCACTAGGGAAGGTATTAGCTTCATTCATGTTTAATTTGCTTTGATTGATACCAGCAGTTGCACTAATATCACCATTTACTATACTCAATGCTTTAATTTGGTTGTTTAATTCTAAAGTATTAAGACAAATTACTTCTGTACCTATAGCATGGGCATTAGCAAATCCTATATTGAACTTACTGTCAATTTCAGTCTTTTCACTTAGACGTGAAACATTACCTAATGTGTTAGCATTTGATTTACTAGCGTAATAAAATACTTCTTCTTTGTTTGTAGTACGTACTAGCACGTATCCAGATGTTGGAAAATTAGTACCATTTGCTAATTCTATACCATTAGTTACTACACCAGAAGATGGGATAGCAGCAGTTAATGTACTTGTAGCAGTGCTTATTAACTGTGTTTCTATATCCCCTGCCATTGTAGCATGACTAAAGCCTTTTACAGTGCTACTGGCTCTAACATTACCAAAACTTACAAGCACATCACCTATTCTTGCAGTATCGCTAATTACATCTACCTTCTTACTCAAACTATCAAATGTAATTGCTAGGTTGTCAACATACCCCTTAGTGGCTGCATCACTACTAATTGTAGGAGTAGCCAAAGTTGTCAGTTTAAATCCATTCCAACTTATATTAGCTGTGGGACCTGCTACACCATTTAATGGTAAAAATCCTGGGCCTATTCTTTGATTAGATGGTATTAGATTGTTATTTCTTGTTATACCCAATCTATAACTAATATATGCATCAGTGGCATATTCAGTTGGAACTGCGTCATTGGCTAGATCAGTAAATTTATCATCATCACTGAACTCACTGATTTCAGTTCCTTTCTTAAAGCCTAAACCATCTAAATTACTCAGTGCAATACTGGCAGCAAACTTAACAGTACCAGTACCTTGATCAACTGTAAAGAAGCGTCCTACTCTAAAGAAACCATTTTGATCAGTACTAACATAAAATACACGACCACTAGTTCTTTCTTCAATTTCATTGGCTTGACTTGGAGGTCTAGGAGCTCCAAATATCTTGCTTGGGTAATTACTATTGTTATATCCACCGGTTCCTATGTCTAAAAAGTCATGTCCAGTAGCTCTTAATGTACTAATTCTTACTCTAATGTTGGCTATTTCACCTGCTTGCAAACCTAATCTTAATGTAATAACACCATCAGGTAATGCATGTACTAGAGGACTTTGAATTCCTGTAGCTATAGGAACAGCATTTATATTCACAGTTGGTGTTAATTCAGTAAGAGTAACTATACCATAATTTCCTTTACTATCGCTAGCATTTGTATAGCTAACAACACGATGCATTTTACCATCCCAAGCAGTAATCATTTGCCCAGTATTAATTCTTGCTAGTTCTATAACTGCTGCTTTAGGATTAATAGCTATTCTTATATCACCGGCTTGACTTCCCAAAGTACAACCACTATTCAAAGGATCTGTAATTGTAATTCTTGTCTTGTCAACAGTTAATATTATGTAATTGTAGGTAGTGTCTGTAGTTAATATTGCCTTATCTTTAGGCTGTCCTACTGCATTTAATGGTTGTCCTATGGGGCTTGTTGTATTATATGCAATTACTCTATACACAGGAGCATTGGCCAGATCTGGATCTCCTTCAAAAGTCAATGCAGTACTAGGTCTTACTGGATTAGTATCCAATACATTGTTAAATTTTAAATTTTGTCCTGATCTTATTATTATATTTTGGTTATCTAACAAGGCTGCTTTAAGGCCGCTAGTACTAGAATCATTATTTCCACTAGTGTTTAAATTAATTTTTAATACTATAGGATCACCATTTGCATCAGTTTCGGCTACAGATACGTTGCTCATCTCATATCTTACAATGCCTACTGCCCCACCGTGATTAACCTCTACTACGCTAACATTGTATGGTGCATATTGAAAATTATCTATATAAAATTGTAACTCACCTACGTCGCCATCATTGATATATGGTCCTGCTTTGTTAACTTTTGCTACTTGTATTAGGTTATCTGCAAGAGCAACTGCATCACTGACCTCAAGTGGATCTGAACCTAGTGCTACTAGTCCATATTCACCATTGGCACTGCTGCTGTTTAAGCTACGTATTTGTCCACCATTGGCACTGAACATACTGGTCCAAGTATAGTAGCTGAATACACTAACACATTCTGCTAGACCTTTATTATTGGTCACTATGCCATAACCTAGGTCATTTACCTGAGTAAAGTCATTACTCAACATACTGGTATTACCAGGAGTTATTAGAGTAATTGATGTAGGATTAATACTGGCAAACTGTTCATTTGGTTCTAATTTTAAAATAAATTCTGGATAATTTAAATTATTCGCTAACTCTATACCATTTTGAACAACATTTGTCAAATTATAACACAAGGATTGTAGCAAAGTTGTAGTCAAAGTTTCTGCTATAATGCCACTATCTGTAACTTGAGTATATTTGGTTTGATTTGTAGTTACTGTAGTTTGTGCTAGAACGGAACTAAATGTATCTCTTATATAATTAATTAATCCAATTAAAAGTGTTTTTTGATTTTGAGGAATTCTTAAAACTAATTCATCTAATCTAAAAAGTCTTCTAGCAGCCAATGTAGTTTTGAGATTGCCCACATTGATCATATCAAATATTAGACTATCTATAATAAGATTAATATAAAAATTATATTCACTGTCATCAAATTTTAATGTACTAGTGCTTAAGTAACCTTTACTCTGTTCATTGACAAAGTTTTTATTCAAGGTCATAAGTTTACCAGCATTAATTTTAGCATTAGGACCAGGAAGCCAACTATTAACTTTAAAACGTTCTCCATTAATATAAAAGCTACTGGGCATTTCAGGTTCTCTAGGTATGTCAGTAATTACCAGTCTATAATCACTTAGTTTACTGACCACTGTAGGTTTTAAATTACCAGTGAACCCGTCAATATATTGACCACCTCTAAATGCTTGTTTGTTTATACTGCCGCTGAAGCTACCACTTTGTTGACAATATGGACTCTTTGTTAAAATTTGACCAGCTGGATCAAGCACCATCATAAATCCACCATGACCTTGGCATGTTATCTGACGAACAATACTGGCATCGTTACATAAAAATACATCCATATCTTTATTATTTTTCGGAGTATTATAAGCAGGATTAAAGCCAAAATATAACCTGTTCATCATGCTGGTAATGATAGGTGTAATTTGATTTTTATCAGCAGTGGGTAATGAGTTTAATACTGTAGAATTGATGTATACTGCAATTTGTAGTATACCTGCTTTGCAATCTGTAGTGAGTGTGGTAACTTTGCTAAAAACTTCTTGTAAGTTAACTATTTTTTCGTTGCCACCTTCTATTAGATCAGCAACAATAGCGTCAATAATAAACCCAGTATCTCTAATACTCTTAGCTTCTTGGGTTGCATTAAGATTAGTACTAGGTAAATTGTTGATATAAATTACTATTTCCTGTTGAATGGTAGATTTGGCAGCGGCTATAAGATTAGCAGCAGCTATAAAGTTACCAGGATTGTCATATCTAGGACCAGGATTCAATGGTAGTCCTGGTTTTATATAATAATGATGACTATACCAACCTTGTAGGTCTGTATCAAGGAAATGTTTTTTATTTACAGGGTTAGCAACATTGACTAAATTTAGTCCATCAAATACAGTATTTCTAAAAAACCAAGTGTCAGCCCAAGGACTTTGACTTATACGATCTTTAGGTCTTACCAGGACTCTACGAAATTCATCACCTACTATGGCTGTGTTAGTTGGCAGTTTTATAGGATAATCTTCTTCATAGATACCACTTTCTACATGAATAGTTATTTGTAGATTTTTTACTGTATCACCGAATTCTAAGTTCTCACCTTTTAAAAATGTGCCTCTTACATTGATCAATTCAATTTTATCTTGACCAACACCAGTACCATCATCACCTAAATATTGACTGATAGTTCCCTTGGCACCACTTAGTCTTCCTACTAATAGTTTACCAGGAGTTATATCCTCATTGTTTAGTACACCTTGATCTACTCGTTTGCCATTATAATTTGTAAATGTAATTGATGCTACGTTGCCTGGAGTATAATTTGTAACAACAGATAGTTCTGCACCGTTATTGTAGGCAATTAATTGTCTATATGGCCCTGTTTCTACGTCTGCTACACTTAGTAAATATTCAGCTTTTTGGCAAGCTTTACCTATAGTAGCATAACTATAGGCCCAACTACTTCCTTCTTTACCAGGTGGTGTATTTGGTTGTAGATCATTTCCGCTTGTGCTAACAAATAAATTAACTCTACTAACAAAGCTACTATTGTCCACATAATATTTGGTAGCTGCCTGTAGATCACTTGCTCCATTTGGTGTTCCTATTCCTTCAAATGGATCTGGGTGATCAAACAATGTTAAAGGTCCGGTCATTACATCGCCCTGACGTCGGACAACACTATTTCTAGGCAATACTTCATTACTGGCCCAATTGCCTAATAGTTCTGTGGTTAAGTAAGCATCTGTTATAGTTTCAACTGCTGTACCATCATTATTCGTTAGCACTATTCTATTAGCATTATTAAGTGCATCATTAGCAGTAAAATGAAAACTTATACCATTACCATCAAAGTATCTAATAAAATATACTGGTCTTACCTTGCCTGTACCAACACCAGTACTTGTTGATACAAATACTTCTCCAACTATATTTCTTTGAGCGCCTAGTGTTGTAAAATCTGTATTACCTAATTCTGTTATCTTAAAGCTTCTACCAATAGTAAAATATGAATCAGTTACAAATATGGTATTTTTTAATCCTGAAGCAACAGTGGCTGTACTATTATATGTATATGGACTACCGTCAACGGTGTTATCTAAACCATGATTTGGTATTATAGCATTACCATTAATATATTCATCTATAGTCAGTATGTATTCATTTCTTGTAAGTGGTTCACTTCTCGCTCTAATTTGGCCACTTCCACCTCCACCAGTTTTTCTTATGTAATTTTTATCTGCATAACCTTTACTAATTACCACATCATTCACTGTGATGCTTACGCCGTCATTACCAAAAAGATTATTAAATGTTTGAACATTACTGGCTGTGGGATCACCTATATTAGCTATTATTTTACCATTGGCATTTAATGGACTTTGTAGACTAGGTTTACCATCTGAAACTAATCTCCCACCAATATTGCTTATAGTGATTTTATTAGGATCACTGGCACTGTCCACTAGGATACCTTGGGAACCTTCCATTATTCTAGGTTTAATGTTTAGACCAGTATTATCGCTGGTTAATATTCTATTAATTCCTAAACCGTCTTGAGTTAGGCTTACTGTAAATTGTGTAGCACTTACTATGGTATTAATATAATAAGTTGTTGTAGAATTGACCCCACCAAATATACTACCACCACCTCCTGTAACACTTGAGCTAAAAGTTATTTTATCATTAATTTTTAATGATACTGTACTAGTAGTTGTGAATTGATCTGTGGCCTGATCTGATGCAGTAATATTGATATTGAAACCTGCTGATCCGTCTACTGGCTCTATTATGCCTTTCATTAGACCAGTGGCGTTAGTCAAAGCATATATTTGTCTTTGTTCTGTTATTACATTGTCTAGATCTTGAAATCGTATAGCACCACCTTGACCAAAGACAGCGTACATTTCTTTAAAATTATCATTGACTTTTCTGAAGGCTTCACGAATACTGTCTCCAGTACCATCATTTCCTACAATACCGATGTCTATTTCTTTTCTAGCCATATTAGTCTAAGTTATCATAAAAATCATCACCCATACTAAAACTACTGCCACAACCACAAGTAGTTTGGGCGTTGGGATTACGTATTACAAATGAATCGCCTTCTAGACTAGATTTGTAATCAATCTCTGCTCCTGTAAGATACTGCATACTCATTGCATCAATTAGCACCCTAGTAGGCCCAATATCTATTTGAAAGTCATCTTCGTTAGATTGTTCATCAAAAGTGAAGCCGTAGCTCATTCCACTACACCCACCACCTTGGACAAATGTTCTTAGAAAAAGATTTGGATTGTTTTCTTCTTCAATCAATTCGCTTATTTTTGTACGTGCTGATTCGGTAATGTTTATCATAATGTTATTTATCGATACCTTTTTATAATCTTAATGCAAGTAAATATATTATGTTTATAGAGATATTTTACTTGACAAATACTTATATTAGAGCTAGTAAAACAGGTTTAGAACATAGCTATACTAGAGAATCCGCTTTTATTAGGCTTAGATGTGATAATTGCAGTGTAATTTTTACACGGCAAAAAGGTAAAATGGATCCAAAACGATTAAGCAATAACTATTTTCATGTATGTCCTAACTGTGATCCTAAACGCTTTGCTCAACAAAAACGTATTCAAAAAAGTAAACAGTGGGACATGAAAGCCAGTAGCCTAGAAGATATCAGTAAGTTATAAAATAGGATATATACTACTATATTGGAGAATATTATGCTTAAGAAACTTAAAGAGCTATTTGGATTTCCTACAGAACAAGAGCAGGCAGCAGCCAAGCAAAGCGCGGAACCTGTAAAAGAAGTTAAGGCTGAACCTTCAACTCAACCTTGGGTAACATTCCCAACCAGTGATGCGCCTGCTACGGAAGCACCAGCAAAGGTAAAAAAGCCTCGGGTAGCTAAACCCAAGGCTGAAAAACCACCTGTTGAGAAAACACCAGCAGCTAAAAAGCCAGCAGCTAAAAAGCCAGCAGCTAAAAAGCCAGCAGCTAAAAAACCAGCAACACGTAAGGCTAAGGCACCAGTTGTTGGAAGTGGCGATGTAAAGCAAAGCTAGCCAAGTTTTTAGCCTTACTTTCGACCATTAAATCGGCCCACTCCCAGTGAGTATAGGCCCAATCATTTACGGCAGTGTTCCACATAAAGTCACTGTGTGCCCTAAGTTTTTGACGCTTATAGCCAGACTCCAATAATAGTTTTAGGTCTGGCCTAACATCTACAGCGTGATTTACAACAACATCCTCACGACTGACGGAATAATGAGCCACAGGGCGCCTACCACGCCAACTATCAATAACCCTGTTGATGCGAACATCATTGTGTTGGATATATTCTCCTTCACGAATCCAATGGTGATGTATGTCAAGAACAATAGGCACAATATCACTGATGCCCAAACAATCATCAAGTCCATAACTTATTTCCTCATTTTCGATTGTGATACAATTACGTGCCTCGGGGCTAAGGCGTTGATAAGCACGCCTAATACCTTCTGGACCTTGTCTACCTGAAATGTGTACATTAATCTTAAAGTCTTGGAACTCTCTGCCATAGCCCATCCAACGTGCCATATCGGCGTGATATTCAAATTCTTCTATACTACGGTGGACAATCCCAGGATTATCTGAAGCCAAAACTGTGAATTGGCCTGGATGAAAAGACAGACGCACATCACGGCTGCGAGCAATGCGCCCAACTTCTGCAAAGTGTTTTTCAGCATAAGCAACAACGTCAGGCTCACGCCAAAACCAACACCAAGTAGGCTCTGTATATACTGGAAGTATATCACTTGATAGGCGAACCATTCTAAGTTCTCCATCTAGATTACCTACCTTTTCTACCAATAACTTGGCAGCATATATATTTTGTTTGACCAACGACCATAATTTTTCTACAGCCTTATCCTTTGTTTGTCTATTAAGCCAGGCCACAGTAGTAGCACCGGTATTGTATTTTTTACAATCATCTTTTGGATGAATACCATCTACTTGATCTGCTCGATCAATCCATTTACAGGCAAAGCCTATTCGTTTCATTTATATGTGCCAATAACTTCTTCAAGGGTTTCTCGGATGGGTTTGATACTATACACACTTTCTAACTTTTCAGTATTGAGTACGCAGTTACTTCTTGGTGCAGTAGTAGCAGCCTTAAATTCCTCTAAGGTAAACCACTGTTTGTCCAACTTCATCATATCTACAATCTCACGAGCATTGCTGCTTCCTGGATTACACACATTATACACACCAGGAGTAGGTCTAGTCAATATGAAATGAACACAAATCTTGCCTACATCTTCTACGAAAGTTAAACTATTTTCAAAACTAATTAACTTTTCGTATTTTTCCAACTTGGTTAAAAAGTTTTTGGGATGACGAAAGCGTCCAAAAGGCATACGAATACGAAAGAGATAACTCTTATCCATATAAGGTTCTAACAATGTCTGTGCCAATGCTTTGCTACCACTGTAAAAACTACCAGTCTTAAAGGTAAAGTCACAGGGATCAGTCTCTTTATAACCACCTGGAGGGTATCCACCATACACACAACCACTGCTAATGTGTATGATTGGTGTGTTTGGGTTATGTCTTTCCAACATTAAGGGCCAAGTTACATTACCATCAATACATTCTTGACGATATATTTCACAAGCATCTACATTGGGTGATCCAGTATAGCCAGCAGCATTGATAATAAAGATTGTACCTGATGGTATAGGATCCTTATGGCTAATCCAAAGAAAGTCTTGTCCTGCCTTAAATAGTTCTCTGGCGATAGTTTCGCCTACATATCCGTGTCCGATTAATGTAATCATATTCTTGTCCTAAAATATTCTATAGTTTCTCTCAAACCTTGTTCCAAATCTACCTTAGGTTCCCAAAACAACTTGTCACTAGCCAAAGTGATATCTGGTCTGCGCTGTTGTGGATCATCTTGTGGTAGGTCTTTATACACTATTTTACTTGAACTCTGTGTCAAACGCAATACCATCATGGCCAATTCTTTAATAGTAAATTCACCAGGATTACCCAAATTTACAGGTCCAGTTAAACTACTCTGCATCATTGAGACCAATCCATTGATCATATCATCTACATAGCAAAAACTACGAGTTTGATTGCCATCACCGTATATAGTAATTGGATCACCTCTTAGTGCCTGTATAATAAAATTACTGACCACACGTCCATCATCTGCGCCAGTACGTGGACCATAGGTATTGAATATTCTGACTACTTTGATATTCACACCGTGTTTTCTATTGTAGTCAAAGCATAGAGTTTCTGCGGCACGTTTACCTTCATCATAACAGGCACGAATACCAATAGGATTTACATTACCCCAATATGATTCTGTTTGTGGATGTACCTTGGGGTCACCGTATATTTCACTAGTGCTGGTATGTAAGATTTTTGCACCCGTACGTTTGGCCAGTCCTAGCATATTAAACGTGCCCAATATACTAGTTTTCATTGTTTGAATGGGATCTAATTGATAGTACTTGGGACTTGCTGGACAGGCTAGGTTATAGATTTCATCTACTTCTACATATAAGGGTATACAAATATCCTGACGCATTGCTTCAAAGTATGGATTAAGCATCATACCACGTATGTTTTCAATACTGCCTGTAAAGTAGTTGTCTACACAGAGTACGTGATTACCCTCATCCAGTAATCGTTTACACAAATGACTGCCTAAGAATCCTGCACCACCTGTTACCAATATTTTTTTCACTTCCAATTCTCCACTATGATTTTATCTTCCACATCTTCCATTTCTGGTGTACCATGGAAGGCTAGTACTGCTGTTTCTTCATTTATTTTTGGATCTGCTTTATCTTTAAATATCCATTTATTGCCTAATCTAATTAACTCTTTTTGAGTTCTTACTTCCCACTTATAACTTTGAATCCATAATTTTGGAAAAAATAATATCTTATCTTTATGTAGATCCCAAATATAATCTTGATCTCCTCCAGGATATTTTTTCAATAGATGAGGATTTTTTTCAATCGTAGTCCATATATTATAAAATTGTGTACCAGACCAGCGCATTACTGCACTACCTAATTTATCAGATTTGTTGAATACACGCCCAACATCCTGTAATCCAACAAAATATCCTAGTTCATAATAAATTAGTTTATCTATATTCTTTATTATTACCATATCTAAATCAAAAAAGAGATTTAAATCCGTTGGCTTAAAATGTCCCTCTTTAAAGATATAAGTTTTCCACCACCAACCTTGTATTTGATCATTTGTTGGTAATGATATTGTGTTGATATTTGGGTCTAAGTCTTTAGTATTTTCTGTAAAGCATACAAAATTAAAAGGCATTGTTACATGCCTTTTAACCATATTGTACAGTCTGTTTACGTGAAATTCAGAATACTTAGTGCCGTGTTTTACACAGATGACATTGAGCATATAATTCTAAACATATTCGTTATCGCTCCTATGTCCTACACGCATGGCCATATTGTTGTTGGTTTCACGCACTTCTACTCGACAGCACCAAATACGTTCGGCCTCGCTCCGGCCAAAGCTGGGTAAGTAGATAGTGTTTACGTATTCATAGAGAAAGTCTGCTATACCTTCACAGCCTGTTTTCTCTACCATAGTGATCTTGGCCAATCCTTTACGACCTAATTCTACTAGATCATCTTTTTGGGGATCATCTTCTGCCACTAACAGAGTATGATCAAACCAATCTTCTAATTTGTATTTAAGATCTTTTAATCCACCGAAGTCCATACACCAGTTACGTGCATCCAGCGTATCACATTCGAATTCAAAATGAAAGCTTAGTGCGTATCCATGTATTAATCTACAGTGACTATCAGCACGCCACTGACGATATGCTACAGGACCAAGTTGATTATATGTTTTAGTTGAAATATATCGAGCCATCTCTTGCCTCCTCCTCTAGAGTAAGTGTGATGACATGCAGAGTATTTAGAGAGGGTTGAACGTCTTAGTCCTCTATACACATATTATATATTTATTCTGCTTAATGTCAAGTATTTTTATGGTATAATTACACCAAACTTGTTCCATTGTCCTGGGGTACCACCTTCTAAACATACCCAACCTACATAGTCTCTAGCCTCAGGATTACTATTAAAACAAATATCACCTTTGGAATATCTGCCAGAACTAGGAGCACCACTGGCAAAAAATATTTTTTTACTGTTAATATTAACACCACCTACGATATTGACTTGACCATTTATGACCACATTTCTATCTGTATTATATTCTGTACCTATTACAATAGGTCCTTGCTTGTTGATTACTAATTCATTCTCATTATCAACATTTAGACTAATTGAATCGCTGGTTTTTAGTTGAGTGATTCTAGCCTCATCTGCTTCTAGCACTTTGATTTTGGCCACTCCATCAACTTCTAGTTCTCTTAGTTTACCTAATTTTTCTAGACTACTTTCAGTAACCGAAGAGCCTATAGTGCTTCTACTGATAATTAAACTGCCATCTATGCTGTACCATTTTGATTTATGTAGGTCAATTGTTTCACTACTGTATATTCTATCTGGATCTAGGTTATAGGTGAATTGACGATTCTTATTTGCATGATGCCATAAAAATCCCGTACCCTGTATACTGCTCAGTTCAGTTGTGCGATAAGTGATAGGTAATAGATCCTTATCTCCACCTGCTGTAATGATCTTATCAACTTCTAAAATACCATTAATTTTTACCTTGGCATTTTTATATTTTTCATTTCCAAAAACAGTTTCACCTGTATTTTTTATTTGAATTCTTACTGTATTATCCGTTACTATGTTTAGATCATTGGAGGTGATAGTTCCTACGACTACTCGTTCTTCGTTATTATTAACAATAAATTCAGCTGCATTTTCTAAAACAATGCCTAGGGTACCATTTGGGCTCTCTGTATTAATACCTAATCTATTAATATTATGGTTAAAGAATACCCAATCATCAAAATTGACATAACCGTTTACTTTAAGTTCACGCAGATCGCCTATTCTTGTTAAACTACTTTGTGTTACAGTGGGCCCAAGACTAGTTTGGTTAAGCACTGTGACACCATTGATTTGATAGGCTAGGTCTCTATTCAATTCAATGTTCATTGTACTCCATAGCTTGTTGCCTGTTCTGTAGACAAACTGTTTAGTACCGTTTTCGTCTGCGTAGGTTAGTCCTTTATTGTATAAATCGTCATCAGTTCTACCTAAAAAAGTAAAATCCTGCACCCGTTTACTAGGAGCAGATTCCTGTTGTGTTACTAGGTTTTTTACTTTTAGTGTATCTACAGTTATAGTGCCTGAAACCTTTAAGTCCTCAGCCTTTAAAGATCCCTGTACCGTTAGATTATCAGTTACAAGAGTAGGCCCATCTAGTGTTTGCACACTGAGTTTTTTAATTACTATAGCGTCATCGACAATGCTGAGTAGTTGATTCATAAGATTTCCTGGGGTTTTGATATTTATTAAAATTTAACATCAAAACCCCTATCAATCTATGCTACTTTTAACAGTATAGTATCCTCACTAATACGGCCATTCATCTTGGTATCTACAGCGTTAATGTCCTCTAGGAACTTGCGTAGAGCCACTTTACCTGCAGTTTTGAACTCTTTGAGCTTGTCCTCTGGCTTACGCACAGTTTTTTGCACACTCAAAGTCTCATTAAAGTTAGTGATGCTAGTACCTTTAATGCTCAACTCTGCGAACTCTGCGGCCACATACTTACCCAATTTACGGGTCTTAGTATTATAGATCCAAAGTTCTTTGGCACCAATAATGTCAGCAGGGTTAATACTGACTAACTTCAGTGCCTCGTCAGTCTTTTTGTACTTGAGTCTTGCTACTACTTTTTCCTTGCTAATAGCCTTGGGCTTGCGTGGTTTCTTATTGACCTTGGCCTCTTGGTTAAGCATTTGGCAAGCAGTCTGTATGCTTTGTAAGAACTCAATTAACTTATTAATATTCTTACGGCTACGATGACTATAGGCTTCACGTAGTTGTGGGTCCGCCTTACCACTGGATAACTCCTCAAGTTCTTCTAATTGACGAGCATAGAACTCACGGATAAAACGTGCGTGAGCGGGCTTAGCCTGTTTGCCCCGTAGGATGCTACTGATTTTGAAAGCCTTGGGATCAAAACTATTTGGATCCACTTGCCAACTTTCGATAGCCTCTTCGATCTCTGCGGTCATGGCCATGCTAGCATCACGCACCCGATCTTGAATACTGATCACAGGACCTGTCGCCTTAGCCTCTGTTTTTACCACATCGAACTTGCCCTCAATTAGGACCTTGGTGATTTCGTTGCGTAGCCAAAGAGCCGAGCTACGCCCGTTATTAAAGCCTTCCCTAACAGATGGCATACCGCGAGTAAGACAACTGGCAATACCACCCATGGTGATATGACAGCGCCAATCTTTGGTGTCTTTGAAAGCCTGAATTTGTTTCTTGTTGTAGTCATTATCTGACATCCATTTGACCACTACTGGTTTAAGGTCTTTGGAGCTGAAGTTCAAATTGTAGTATTCTAGGGCCAGTCTAAACTTACGATTAAAATCCTCGTCAGTCCAATCTTCGTGACCATCCCAAGTTGGAGAATTATCTTTCTTTGGTGCGGCACTAGCCAATTTTTTAGCAATCTTACTACGGGCCATATCTAACTCCTGTTGTGTTACGCAATACAACTATTATATATTCATTCTTGGCTGTTGTCAAGCACTTCGTCAAGCGTAGGAGCATAGTTTCCAAGGTGTTGTACAGTCACACTGGCTGCTGAATTGGCAAACTCAATGCTCTTTGCGAGGTCATTTGTAGCCAAAAACGCATAGCATAGAGCAGCCAAAAATGTGTCCCCTGCCCCACATACATCTGTGAGTTCGATATCCTTGGTTGGGTATAAGGTGTTTTGATATTGGGCTCCATCTTTACCCAAAGTTACTATCAAGTTTGAGTTCAAACTTCGAGCCTGTAGGTATTCATCCTTATTGATTTTGACATAGGCTCCTTCAAACCTAGCCAAATCCTGTTTTTTAGTATCAATAAATACGGGCCCAGGGAATGAGGCTATGATATGTTCCATAGCCTCATAGGTTAAAAATCCCTTGTTGTAATCACTTATGACCACAGCATCTATTCCAGTGAGCTTGGGCAAACTACCACACCAAGGATCAAGGACGGGTTCATCATCCACCCTAAGCAGTTGATATCCTCGGCTGTCAATAAACCTAGTTTTGGTAATCTTCTGTGTATTGGTCAGCGTAGTTACTTGACAGCCCAAGTTAATCAAGTTTGCCTCAACGTTCAAACACATTCCGGGCTTACTGACTTCTCTATCAGTGGCTAGTATAGGAATGGGGGCTTCTGGGCTGATACGTTTTACACTGCCATAAACATATCTGTCTGTACAACTATCCCCTATTAATAATACTCGAAATGATTTTGGAGGTGGAATAGTTTTCATCTGTATCTATAAAGACAACTTGCTTACAATATGATTCACCTATGATCATTTTATCTTTATATTCAGATCCTTTGATCATAATGTCAGGTTGATAACTGGCAATCAGAGTGATAAGTTGAACATCGGTGTCGAATATTATAACATTATCTACCCATTTTAAACTGCGTATCATATAGGCCCTACTATCTTGGTTGATGATTGGCCTAGATTCACCCTTGTGTTCTTTTATTCTCCGATCACTGTCTATGAGAACCTTTACGTGCCTATCTGGATATCGGCTACAATGTTCAAAAAGTTGGATGTGACCCGGGTGTAAAAGATCAAAGCATCCATTCAAAAGTATCTTAACCAATACTAGGTCCAAAGTTTATGGCGTACTTTGATAAGACGAATCATCATCTGCTCATTTTCTCGTTCGTATTGTTGTTCGATTTTGGTGCTTAGTTTAAGTGCCTTGTCTCGCAGTTTGGCTAGTTCCTTGTCACCGTTTTCACTGAAGAAACTGATACCAAGTTCTTTGTTCATTTCACGTTGACGATTGCAATATTCCCTCCAGCCACTGGCATCGTGTGGATCTGGACGGTTTGGATAAACTTCCTTCCACCATTTGTACAGAGCCAATACTTCCATAGCGCCTAGGGCTTGATGAGTAGGTTCTCCATAGCCCTTGTCACCAGGAGCAAGTCCATAATCCTCTTTGGCAATGAGACTACTTTGCCAAGCCAAGTTATCCAAACCTGCTTGTGGACAACGCCAAGTGCGCCAACGGAACCAACCAGTGGCATAAAATGGTGCGTTATATTTGGCTCTTTCTTCTTTGCCTTCCCAAGCAATGTGCCACCAGGCTAGTTCAACTTCTACAAAGTCAACGAGCTCATTAAACAGACAAGGTAAAAAGCGGTTGCCCACGTCGCACCAGGCACCCGGTTTAATATCACGTGGATGAGCAGTGAGACTATGAGTCCTAGTGACCCAACGATTATTAATATAGTACTTAATGTCATATAGTCGATCCAAGGGCCATTTGATGAATTTTTGTATTCGGTCCAATGCTTCTTCAGCCAGCCAATAACGAATAGGATGCTTAGTTTCAGCAGCCTTATTCCAAGCATCCCATTGTTCGCTAGTACCCGCACTGGGTTTTGGCGTACCGCGAAGCCAATCTGCGAAGGGACTACAACTCCAATATTCACTTCTAAAGCCCATCATACCCTCTCGTAAGTTTTATCAAAAATGTCCTGTTTAACAACACCATAGTCATTTTCACCGTGCCTAACAATAATATCTTCTTTAGGATTATAGTGTAACTTCTCCCCCCAACTTGTGTCAACTGTTCCGGAATGATCCGCCACCTTTGCTATTTTGATAATCTTTTTGGGCTGGCAAACACCATTGCCTAAATCGTCTTTTAGGTCTGCGAATTTTTCTGGGCTAATAGGATATTCTTCTCCTTTTGGTCCAGTCATAATATAATACCCTGCTGGGTATTTTACCGGACCCTCAAGTGTTTGAATAACGCCAGGTTCGTCAGCAATTCGATACTTTTCTTTGGCGGGCCGCTTGTAGCATTTGAACCCGCCATCCTTAAACCAAGCATCAGTAATGGCCATACCTTCTACAATGTTGATATATTCTCTCAACGTGTTCATTCGTTTCTACTTCCAGTTAAATTTAATAGACTTAAAAAGATATTGATAAAGTTTAAGTATAAACTCAATGCTCCACTGATCTCTGCGGCAGTGCTGGCATCATCATATTGTAAAGTCTCTCTAATACGTTGAGTATCATAGGCAGTCAATCCAAGAAAGATAATAATAGCCAAAGCACTAAGAGCCATACCAAAAGCGGTACTACCAATAAAGATATTAATAATACTGGCAATAATAAGGGCAATAAGGCCAATAACCATAAACTTGCCAATACTATCAAGACTCCTCTTAGTAAAGTACCCATATATACTCATTACTCCAAATAAAACTGCCGCACCCATAAAGGCACTGATAATGCTACCAATCTTGAATACTATGAATATTGTAGCAAAACTCAAGCCCATGATAGCGGCAAAACCGTGTAACATTAAAATAGCCAGTTCTTTTGGAGGGTTATTAGCAAGAGCATATCCTACGCCAAATACTGCTACTAAGGGTAAAAACATTACGACCCATTTCATAGCACCAGTAAACAAAAAAGTCATTAGTGCTGGGCTACTGGCCACTAACATACTGACCACCATAGAGGTCAATACGGCCAAACCCATATGCATATATACCCTACCCATAGCCTCATTAATAGCACTGGCGCTACGGTAAGATACACTGGTATCAAAGTATGATGAACCAAACATATGATTTCTCCTTATAAATGTTTATATATGTATTTAACTATAAAATACGATTTAAAGTTTTTCTCCTGCCTCAAATCCACGGAAGCGTAAGAAGCGTGGGAATCGTAGGCTATAACTTCCGTCTTGGTTTTGTGATACTGTAT